GTCAGGCACATATTATACGCTCTCAGGTGATTTGGATTTATTTAAACTAAATGTAAAAACAAACGATTTGTCAGTGAATAACATAAGTGTTAACTCGGGTAATAATATACGTTTTTTATCGGATGTATCGTTTAACCAAGACGTAACCATAACTGGTGATTTAATAATTGACGGTTCGTTTAATTTTAATGATGTAATTCATAATATTACTACTGTAAATAATGAATTGCTGATTAGCACACAACTAGACATATGCAATCAAGGAACAGGACCAGCACTCGAAGTTACACAAATTGGTACAGGATCAAATAATGATGTAGCACTATTTAATTCTGATGTAAATGATAAGGCGTTTGAAATAATAGCTGATGGTAAATCTATATTTTATAAGGATGTTTCATTTAATGGGTCCATCAAGGCAATCGATGCCTCATTCAGCGGAGTAATCGCCTTTCTAACCGGCAAAACAAACGTCGGGTATTTGAATAGCGCGACCAACAGTAGTTCAACTGCGGTCGGGCGGAATAATACCGCGTCCGGCATTCATTCAACTGCGGTCGGGTATGAAAATACCGCGTCCAACTCTAGTTCAACTGCGGTCGGGTGGAGAAATACCGCGTCCGGCAATAGTTCAAGTGCGGTCGGGCGGGGTAATACCGCGTCCGGCATTCATTCAACTGCGGTCGGGCGGAATAATACCGCGTCCGGCACCTATTCAAGTGCGGTCGGGTTTTATAATGACGCGAGCGGCGAATATTCAACTGCGGTCGGGTATTTTAATAACGCGTCCCACGAGAGTTCAATTGCGGTCGGGAATAGTAATACCGCGTCCAACACTAATTCAACTGCGGTCGGGCGGAATAATACCGCGTCCGGCAATAGTTCAAGTGCGTTCGGGCGGAGTAATACCGCGTCCCACGAGAGTTCAACTGCGGTCGGGAATAGTAATGCCGCGTCCGGCACTAGTTCAACTGCGGTCGGGTATAATAATACCGCGTCCGGCAATTATTCAGTTGCAATCGGTTACAGAGCACAAGCATCCGGTGGTAAAATGTATTTCGGTATTGAAGGATGTGAACAAGCGGCAGAGCAAATATACTTTGACAAGAACGCCACCACAGGAAAAATGCGATTGAACTGTCCAAGTGATATATTATACTCAAATATGTATCTATTGCCAACCGACTTACCTAATGCAAATACATATCACGGAATGTTTGCTCACGTTCACAGCACAGCTGGTGCATATTTTTCACATGCAGGCAATTGGGTGCAGTTAGCAGATTTATCTAGAGTAGAAGATTTATCGTTTGCTGTTGATGCTGGTGCAGGTGGTGGTGGAAGTAGCGAGGATATATCTATTAATTCGGCAGCAATTACATTCCTTGCAGGAATGTTATATGATTTATCATTATCTGTTGATTCTGGTGCTGGTGGTGGTGGTGGTATATCACCTGGTCAAGATGTATCGTTTCATGATATAGACGCAAGTGGGAGTATTACTGCTGTTGGGGATATTACAGCTTTTTTCAGTAGTTCTGATGAAAGATTGAAGAAGAATATATATGATATTAGTAATTATGAGAATATAATAAAGAATATAAGGGGTGTTAGATTTAACTGGAATGATGAAGCGAAAAATATTAATTCAAATGTGGATTTAAGCAAAGTTGAATTAGGTGTAATTGCTCAAGAAGTGGAAGAATATATACCAGAAATTATAAAAAATGGTATAGGAAAATATAAAGCAGTAAGATATGAAAAAATAACACCAATATTGATAGAGTGTATAAAAGATTTGTATACAAAGGTAGAAAAGTTAGAAGAAGAAGTACGAGTATTAAAAATGTAAAATAACTGAAAATAACAAAATAATATATTAATATAATTTTCAATATATTATTACCAATAGCAATTATTTTCTACTGTTTTGTGGTTAGTAGGTTTTTCACTTTCTTTTGGCCGAGACCAGTGTTCGTTCATATAGACACGTAATATATCTGGTCGTTCTCTCATCCAACGTTCGCCATATATTCCAAAATACATCTGTAAAACACCACCTACGTAAATAGCCGATTTACCCATATCGTATATTTCGGAACAGATAGGATTTCCATATCCACCGCAAGAACACAACGCAATGTCAAAAGTATCCTTAATATCATTAATTTTATCGAGAAATTCGCCATATTCAATTTCAAATTTGCGCGATTCGTTATTTCCATGAGTTTGTGGTGGTTTTAAGAAAACGAATTCACAATCAGGAAATAAATCAATACCATATATTTTCTCTCTAATAGCTATTTTTTCTTTAATGCTTTCAATAAAACTACTAATAATAAGAATTCGTTTACCTTTTAATGCTAATGTCCATGGGTTGTTGTGAATATTATTAAATATATCGAGAGAAAGAGCGTCAAACTTTTTGCATTTAAAATTATTTACTATAAAATCCCACGAAGTAGCAATATGGACCGCTACATTTCCCCAAGGAGCCCACCAAAAATATCTGTCGCATTTACTAAACGCACTCAAATATAAATTAGCGTAGTTACATATAGAATTTACATCTTGTAATAATACGCCTGCATTATTTTTTAATACAGGAACCATTTTTTTAATACGTTCAATTTGTTCATTGGAAGCAGATTTATTTTGAATAATGGTGGCACCAATTAAAGTAATTTCATTTTCGATTCCTGCCATTCGAGGAATAATGAAATTTTCATTTTTATTAATTTTATCATCTAGATATTTTTTTAAATTAATATTTTCTTGAATGGGTTCAAAACTATGATAATCATCCGGTTTTTCTCCATTTTCAATATAAGGATAAATACCATAGTAAGGCTGTGGTGCTTTTTCCTTTTTATTAGCATATCCGCGTATATTTGTTAGATGATAGTGGAAGCATTTTATCCACGTTGGTTCATTGTAGCACATAAAACCTGATATAATTAAAAGGTAAATAATTCTGTTATCACATCCTGGCAATCCTAATTCAACATTGAAAATTTTAAGTAAATTATCTGGAATTTTCCATTTTGAATTCCAGATCCACGAATCTTGGCTCTCACAACGTGGACCAAACAATTTACATTCTTTAAGTGATGGGCGGTCATATTCGTGGCGGAGAAGTGTGTAAGCTTTTTTATTAGTTGTAAGTCCACTTTCTCGCACGCGTTTAATTGAAGCATCAAAAAAAATATCTGTATTTGCCAAAACAATATATGTGTCTTCCTCTAATTTGTTTGAATACTCGAATACGTCCTTATAGGTAAGACGCTTTGAAATATTTATTTGCTCTATTTTAGTGTCAGCTGTGCCTAGTTCTTCATTGGTATATATTTGTTCATTCAGTAAAACAATTTTATCAATACTTTCATTGTGACAATTACATTTCAATGTTTGTTGTAGTTCATTTAATCTAGATTTATCTTTCGGAATAAAAAATTGTTGAATTAAAATAATCTTTCCGGGCACATTTTCTGTTGGTTCGGTTTTTTTCGAGTTATATAAATTATATTCACTTAATCTTACATTATTAGATAACTTGAAAAACGATTCTTTTGGGTCTGATAACCATTTATTTATAGTATCATGAAATTCAACTACATCTGGTTGACGAAAATTTGTTAAAACAGCTTGTTCGGTAGGTATTTGTTTTTGTGTAGGAAAAACCACATTAGACATATTAGATATAACTTATCTAATATATTTAATATCAATTAATAAGATAATATAAATTCATATTAATTATTTTAATTAAATATTCTATTCATAGACCAATTTTTACGTCTATACCCAGGTGAAGCGTACATTTTAGTTCCTGATGTTGCTTGATTTCGCATATAAAAATCTTGATCTTCTATTTTCTGTTTTACTTCAAAGCTATTAATATTTATCATATTGTCTTTTATTTCATAATTAATATTTTTAATAAATGTAAAATCGTCATAATCCTTGTATTTATAAGTTGTTACGTCGCCTTTAGAAACTAATCTATAAATATCACTATTGTCTTGATATATTTTTTCATGACCAATTTTAAAAAAATTGGTTCTATCTATTTTTATATTATTATTGTTACATTTATTTTGAATGACATTGTCTTCAAAACCCCATCCCCAAAAATTAGGAAAACCTTTTACTTTTTCAAAATCTTTACCTTTTATTGCAAATATACCTCCTAGAGCAAATTCGTATCCATAAAAATGTTTCACGACACCATCTGTAGTATTATAATCAATTAACCCTTTTTCTTTTGGATAGGTATCAACATCGTGAAATATAAAAGTAATATCTTTATAATGATTTGGATACTTTGTTTTCATAGCTAAAAAACCAATATTTTTCGTCGCTCCTCTATTAAAAGGTCTAGTGTCGTTCTGATGAGAAAAATAAATTTCCCAATTGTTTTCATCTTCTAAATAGGTTGATAATTTTTCGATTAATATATTTTTAAAAGCTGCTCTCTCTCTATAAGGAACAATAAATATTCTTTCTGGAATGTCCATTATAATATCTAGTTAAAAAATATAACAAATTTAACAAAATTAATAATATTAATACTTTAATAATGAGACAAATGGGATTTTAATATTATTAATTTTTAGTAGTTATACTTATCTAAAATAATTTTGGGGATTAATACATCTTTCATTGTAAGAAGTTTTTTATAACATTTATTAATAGTTACTTCACTAATACCACTAATAGAATTTATGTTTTGTTTGCTAACATTAAGGTTGCATTCTTGTGATACAAAATAAACAATACCCGCTGCAATTGAATGGGGTGTATTTTCTGGTATAAGATTATTATTAACAATTCTAATAGCTATAAAACTTGCTAATTTCGTTAATTCGTTATTAATGTTTAATTTGCTACAGTAACGTTCAATAAATGAAGATGGTGTTGTGTTACATAACAATGTTTTGTCTTCGTTATTAAAATCGAATTCAGAATCATTAATAATAGATATAGCATTCTTACAGCCACGTGTTGCACTTGTATTATCTAGATGAAATATAGTAGCTATTTCTTTTATTGTTCGCGGGTAATCATTTATCCTTGACGAAATATAAATGGAAGCGGCAATTATACCATCTCGATTAAGACCCCTAAATGTTTTCTTTTCGGTAATAAGTTTATGATATTTCAAAGCATCGTCAATAATTATTTTCGGAATACCACCTTGTGTTGCTAGTAATGTAATTCTTTGAAACTCGTCATATTGTGATTTTTCTTTATAAGGCATGGACTGCCATTCAGAATATCTTTTAATTTTCCTCATTTCATAAGAGGCAATAGTATTACACATTACTTTACATCCAAATGACGATTCTCTTAACAATGGGTTAATAGGAGGCCCGGCGCGCGTGGGGTCACATATATTTGAATCATCTGCACCATAATATCGCCATTCTGCTGAATGGTCTATAATATCTTTATAAACAATCCCACAAGATTTATTAGAACAATTTAAAAATCCTTCGTCGTTTATCATTAGAATGCTTTCACAACAATGACAAATATCTTGGGGTTTATCAATAGAATACAGACATTCTATGTCATTTTTATTTATTTCATTCTTAAAACTATTCCATAGCTGATTTTTATTTATTTTCTTCTTAATTTTTTTAGTTTTATCAGCCATTAATTAAAATAATAGTAATATATTTCTAATTCAATTTTATTTTATTTATAATTTACATAATGGGTAATACTCAATCAACTAATCCAAAGAAAGATGAAAGTGATATATATAATATTGTCAACCATATTGCATCTAATTATATATTTACAAGCAATTTTCAAGATATGCAAAATTTAAATGATGTAAATTATTGTAATAATTTAGTAATCTTAACGTCACGAATCATTGAAGAAAATTTAAACGACTTAGATATAGAATATTTATCTCAACACATCAAAGAAGGTAAGGTAGTTGATATTATGACTAAAGATAAGGTTATTTACCTAAAAAAAGATAATATTCCTAAATTAGATGTTAAAAATGATACACAAAAACGCAGATTGTGTGTTGGTATAGCTAAATTTTATGTAAAAGTTGCGCATATATTTGCGTGTATTATGAAAACAATTAATCCTACAATTTCTTATTCTGATAATGCTGGACAAACAAAAGAAGTTGATATAACTGAAAAACACACGTTACCTGACAAGGATAAAGATGACAAATTAAATATGAAAATGAATATGTCGTCTATTACTTTGTGTAGCAAACGTTTAGATGCGTTGGTTAATAATAATAAATATGATACTGGCGATTTAAATAAAGAAATTACAGTTAACCCAGATTATTGTGGGTTCAATGCACAAGAAAGTAATAGTGATTTACATAGTGAACCTGGTATGGTTGAATTAGAACAATTATATAACGATAAATATAATTATGATACAGGAGGATATAATGGTATGTCTGATAATATGAAAAAACAATATCAGCGTGATTTAAAAATATTCTATGAAGCATTTTCAGATAATAATGAACCATTTGACGATAAAAAGATTACTAAATTTAGCGATATAAAATTGCGCGAACATCATAAAAAGGAAGGTTGTTCGAAGAGTGATAAGGGCGAATATTTACAAAAATATAAAGATGATTATAAAAATGAGTTGTTCTTTAAGTATGCTAAACATATTAAAGCAATGATGGAAAATACAAAAAAAAATCAAGATAAATTACTTTCAGTAATAGATAAATTATTTGTATTTGTAAATATAGAAGATGATGCAAAAAAAGTAACAAAAATGATATTAATTAATCCTGAATTAACAGAAAAGTCATTACAAACTGTTGTGGAAGATACCCGTAATATAATAATTAATTTATATATTACATGCGAAAATGACTTTTTAAAGGGATTGGAAATATTCGAAGGAATTGTAGAACAAAAAATAAGTGATAATACCAAAGAGAGAATTAATAATTTGCCGCTACATAGAGAATTATTGAGAACAAAAGAAAAGCAACACGGTGAAGAAAATCACAGTGGCACTCATCCACGCAGCGAAGAAAAACAACGCAGCGAAGAAAAACAACGCAGCGAAGAAAAACAACGCAGCGAAGAAAAACAACGCAGCGAAGAAAAACAACGCAGTGAAGATGAAACAAATAATATCATAGAAAAAAAGGATGAAGGAAAAGATAAAAATAATAATATTATGGATATGCTTGGGTTTAATAAAAATTCAAATATAAAAGAAACACTCAAAGATGATGATGATGATGATGATATAAGTAATCGTAGCCAACTTGAACAGTCTAACCCTAGACCAAGTGAGCCTAGACCAAGTGAGTCTAGACCAAGTGAGCCTAGTCCAGATGAGTCTAGACCAAGTGAGCCTAAACCTGATGAACCTAAACCTGATGAGCCTAAACCTGATGAGCCTAAACCGGATGAGCGTAGTTCAGACATGGTTAAAGACAATGAAGAAAATAAAGATAAACAACAATATAATTTCTTTAATTTTAATAATAATGAAAATAAAAAAAACGAGGATGTAAATAATCAAAATGAAGTAATAATGAAAGATAATAAAGAAAAGGTAAAAAATTATTGAATAATAATAGGTTTCAAATATATTTTATTTATTTATTTTCGATTTATCTTCTATTCTTTTTAATAAATCTTTATTGTATATTAAATTACCGCTAGGTTTATATGAATTAATATCTTTGTATTGTTTCTTATTATCCACAGGAATATTAGCAGTTGTATATAATTGACTAGGGTCAGTTGGGTCAGTTAGTTCTTTATTTGCGTTTTTAATTATTTTATTACCATAACCATCAATATTAACACCTGTTTTCTTCTTTACTTCGTTGCGAACATACGATGGAACCCAATGTTTCCATGAAATTAATAATAAATTAGGATGTGTATATCTAATCATAAAACCGTTATCTTTTAATTTGTCTATACAAAAGGCAATACATGCTCCGTGATCATATCGTGGAACACCTATCATCATTTCAGGAATTAAGTACCAACAGTATTGATTACTTGTGTGTTGTCTAGAAGTAATATTGATTTTATTATGAATTCTTGCTAACAATTTGTTATATATGGATAGCGTGTTAAGGTCGTGCAATTTTTTCTTTTCATATAAATCATCTAAATTAATTTTCAAATCATCATCTATTTCGTCGCCTAACGTAAAAATAGTTTCCATGATTAAAATTATTACAGAAAAAAAGTTATTAAATAATACTATTCATATTATTTAATGACTATTAAACATTTGGTGTTTAGTGGAGGAGGTCCAGTAGGATTGATATCATATGGTGCGGCTAAACATCTTAATAAAGAAAAATATTGGGATTTAAAAGATATAAAGACCATATATGGAACTTCTGTTGGTGCATATATGGGAATACTAGTATCACTAGGATATGAATGGGATTGGATTGATGATTATTTTATTAAAAGACCTTGGAAAAAAATAATAGAGGTAGAGATTAGTACGATATTGGAAGCATATAATAAAAAAGGGCTGCTAGGAGCAAAATTTATCAACGATATAATACAACCTTTGTTGGAAGCTAAAAATTTGTCAAAAGATGTAACATTCAAAGAATTATATGAGTTTAACAATATAGAAATTCATATTTATTCTACTGAAATGAATGGGGAACAAATGAGTAAACTAGATATATCATATATTTCACACCCAGATATGAAAATTATACATGGATTGACAATGAGCATGGCATTTCCTTTCATTTTCGCTCCGGTAATAGAAGACGATAAATGTTATATAGATGGTGGGTTGTTAAATAATTTTCCTATAAATGATTGTTTGGAAAATAACGAAGAAAGTGAAATCTTAGGGTTTGATATTAAATTTCCAGGAGAAGAAAATAAAATAACAGAGGACTCTACAATTATCAATTATCTGATAATATTATTGAAGAAGATGAAAAAGGAAATAGATGTTATAAATACAGATAATCAAGTGACAAATAAGGAACTGACAAATGTTGTTAAATGTCATGTAAATAATTTACATGGATTTAAGGGTTGGATAGATTTATTAGAAGATGAAAATCTTCGACTACAAATTATAGATGATGGGAGTAAGATGGCGCAGGAATTTTTATTATCATTGGAGTGATTTTTCTAAAAATGTTTTTAATGTGTCTAAATCAGGTTTTGCATCATATTCGATAATTTGGTTTTTATGCACTAATTTAATTGTAGGATATCCTTCAACTTTAAATTTGTTGGCTGTTCCTGGGTCTTCATCGCAATCAATTTCTATAAAGTTTACTGTTGTTCCGTTTATTTGTGATTTACCTACTTCTTGTTTTAAATTTTCCCATATCGGTTTTGCAGTTTTACAGTGTGGACACCAAGAAGTGTAGAAGAAATATAAATCGGACTGATTTTCAACATTAGAATCTGTTTTGGTAAATTCTTTATTTGCTACATATTGTTTATCTAGCTTGGGTTTAACATATGTTAAAAAAACGAATATGGCGGCACAAATAAATATTGCAGAACATCCAATTACAATTAATATTTTTTTATTTTTTAAAACGTTCATTATATAACTACTTAGAATATTAATTAAATATTATTAACGAATATAAAGAATTAATAATAATATTATTAATGTTATTTAAATCTTTTGATGGTAAATTAATACAAATTAATAAACAAGATTATAATAATGATATAGATTATTATAAACAAGTGTTAAAAACAAAAGGTTTAAATATTAATAATAAACATTATGATTTTGATGAAGAAATACTTGACATATTAAAAACCAATTTTATAAATAGACCTTTCAAATAGAATTTAAATTGTTTTCTTTGCTTATTTTAATATGAACAAAAAGACAAGAATAAATAATGTCGCTAAACAGAATAAAAAAAGTAAAACAAAAAAGAGTAAAACTAAAAAAGTATATAATAATAAAGAATATTCAAGTGGCGACGGTATGTTAACAACAGTATGGGGTCCGAGTATGTGGCACTATTTACATACAATGAGTTTTAATTATCCTGTAAAACCTACTTCAATTGATAAGAAGAACTATATGAAATCCATATTAAATATGCAAAACGTACTACCATGTGGACATTGTAGAGTGAATTTAAAGCGCAATTTTAAAGCACATCCATTAAAAATGTGTAATATGAAGAATAGAGATACCTTTTCGCGTTATATTTATAAATTACATGAAACAGTCAACAAAATGCTTAATAAAAAGTCAGGTTTAACGTACGACGATGTTCGTGAGCGTTATGAACATTTCCGTTCGCGTTGCACAAAAGAAAAACCAAAGATGTTTAATTTTAGGAAAACGCGTAAGAAAGAAAAAGGATGTACAGAACCATTATATGGAAAAAAATCAAAATGTATTATTAAAATAGTTCCACAGGAAGAAAAATGTAAAACAATGCAAATTGACAAAGAATGTATCAAGACTAGATAAGTATAATATAAATAATATAATTATATTATATAATATAATATAATGAACGGTGGTAAAATGAAAGGTGGTAAAATGAAAGGTGGTAAAATGAAAGGTGGTAAAATGAAAGGTGGTAAAATGAAAGGTGGTAAAATGAAAGGTGGTAAAATGGTTATATATGGTGGCGCTGCTCAGCAAGACGACCGTTGTGGTGGTTGGTATGAAACAGTAAAAGGGAAAACAGATTATGTAGCTGTATTGATAATAATCACATCACCTAATTTAACCAGTGCCGCAGACAATTGGCTTAGAAATACAGAATATGGCTCCAGCTATGATTTGACACTCGACGCAATGGGTGAAATATTTACTATTTTAGATGATTTGTCACAAGACTTAGTTGGGAGGCAAGATGTGTGCTCTGGTTTCAATGATTTGGCGTGGCAAGCATTGGGGTTAAAAAATTGTTCAACAGGAGAGGCAAAAATGAACGGTGTAATTGGGGTTATAATAAAATATTTCCAACAGTATTTAGGAAATGATAATATGACTGGTTGGTTAACAAGGGGTTTTGGTACTGCGGCTTTGCTAACATCAATGCGGAATTATATTTCGCGATTATTGGCAAATATTATTTGTGGTGTATATTATATTGGAAATAGAGGAAGAATCGAATCATGGAGATTGATAAAGATTGTATTACAGACTACAACTAAATTTATAATGGATGTTGGGACAAGTTCGGGGAGAATGGCATTAGCATTTGGGGGTGGACTGGTTCATTATATAAGTAATTTATCAACTTCATTAAAGAATGATGTACCTACAGATATGGATGTTCTTGACGAACAAATAGATACTGTTACGGATGCTTCAGCCAATGTAGAGAATATTGTTCAGGCAATTGATAATTTAGAAAACAGGGAAGACGAAGACGATGATGCGTTGCTTGATGACTACGAAGCAAGTGAAGAAGCCGGAGAAGGAGAAGTAAATGTCGAAGACACTATCACTATGATGATCGGATATCTAGATAATGCTTTATCGGCAACCGAAAATAGTGATGGAAATGAATATATGGACCATCAATTATTAAGACAGGGTATATTGGAGGCTTCGGGAAGATTATTAGGTGATGGTGAAGAAGTTTATAACCAAAATATGAGTCAGCCTATATTTGAATATTATGATGATGAAATGGACTCTGGTAGTCCACTACGAAGAGCCACATCATATGAATATGGTGGTATTATAGACAAGAAAGATACTGCTTTTATTAAAAATCTTAATAAATCTATACAAAAAATTAAGAAGAAATACAAATTTAAATTTAAAAATGAAAAGAAAAGTAAAAAGAATAAAAATGGAACAAAGAAAATGAATAAAGCAGGTTTCAGAAATAAAAACAGACGTTCAAGTAAACGTTCAAATTTACTTACACCATTTATTATTAAAAATATTAATACAAAAAAACGCAGAGGGTCATCAACAAAAACAAAAAAAAAATGTTCTTTATAAAAATTTAAAAAATACAAAGTTTATTTTTTAAATTTTTACATTCCAAATTGACTAAAATCAGCTAAAACAGCCCTGGGGAGACTGTCGTTGCGCTTTGATGAATAATTAGGAACCTTTTTACATTCGAATGAAGGTTCTGGACAACGAGCACACGGTGGACACGGTGGAGAAGGTTTTTCTCTTGGACAAGCGTTTACTTCGGGACAGGCTGGACAAACAGGAGGAACCATTTGTGACTTCAGCATATAAAGATCCTCATCGCCTTCTGGCACAGTAGATTTTTTATCATCTAACCTCTCAAATTTTTCATCATTATTTCCAGTTACTAATAGTGAACCATATGATACTTCGTTCCCTTCGTCAAATACACCACCTTGTACTTTGTCATTAGCATCTTTGTTATTAGTATTTACGTTCTCATTTGCACCATTTTGATTTTCAAGACCCTCATAGAGAGAATTTCCTAAACAATTACATAATAATAACGATGCTAAAATTATAAAAAAAATAATTAGCGCATTCAATTTCATTGTATAGATTATATACGGAAAAAAGTTTGTAGTAATATAAAAAATATTGAATTTAAAAATAGACAATTAATTATATTAAATGGCTACAAAGCGCAATAAAATTGTATTAAATAAATATTATAATAATGATAACTTACTAGAAATAGGTGTTGATGAGGCAGGACGCGGTCCTATGTTAGGACGCGTATACGCGGGGGCTGTAATATTACCAAAAACAGATGATTTCAACCATGCTTTAATGAAAGACAGCAAGCGATTTTCATCCAAAAAAAAATTAAACGAGGCGGCCGATTATATAAAGGAAAGTGCAGTTGCATGGAGTGTTTCATACTCAACCGAACAAGAAATAGATAAGATTAACATATTAAATGCCACACATAAAGCAATGCATGGTGCTATTACAGGTTTAATTAATAATCATATTAACAGGAACCATACTGAATCATATAAACTATTGATAGACGGTAATAACTTTAAACCATACACAAGATATGATGAACCAATTGGTATAATTCAAATTCCACACGTATGTATTGAAGGAGGTGATAATAAATACACATCTATTGCCGCTGCTTCCATATTAGCGAAATATGAAAGGGATAAATATATTGAAGAGCTTTGTGAGAAAAATCCACATTTGGACGAATATTATCAAATATCAAAAAATAAAGGTTACGGAACACAAGTACATAGAGATGGAATATCACAAAATGGAATTAGTGAATTTCATAGAAAAACATTTGGTATGTGTAAAAATTACAATTAGTAAATAAGTAAATAAGCAAATTAGTAAATAAGTAATTAGTAAATAAGCAAGTTAGTAAATAAGTAATTAGTAAATAAGTAATTAGTAAATAAGTAAATTAGTAAATTAGTAAATAAGTAATTAGTTAAAAATTAGTTAAAAATTAGTTAAAAATTAGTTAAAAATTGAAATAATATAAATAATTATATTTAATACAAACAAATGGAACGATTTAACCGTAATAATCCTAAAGTATTTGATGGGTGTAATTATTATTTCATGTATAGGATAAATAATAATGAATGGAACTGTGTATTTAAACCATTTGTCATGTCATACGATGACCATAATTTATCGGGTCAATATCTATCTTCTACATGGTTTAAACAACAAATTAAAGAAAATTATACATTAGATATATTGGTCATTAAATTACCCCGTCGAGACAGTAATTTTTGCCCAGAGGAACATTTAACAATAGATATGCTAAGAGAGAGATTAATTGAATATGAAAATAATACTATTTATAATATTAACTATTGCGACTTAGACTTTGTTGTTGCGTATAGACACTGTAAACCTGAATATTTAAATAATGTGTATGATAGAATTAAAGAGAAAATTGTAGACACACACAATGGGATATCACCTTTACTAGAAATGGCTTGTTACTCTCATTGTGAATCTATAACAGAATCAATATATTTAAATTATGAAATAATATGTGAACATAAAAATTCATTTGATAATATGGCAAATAATTCAATTATGACAAATACAACAATCGAGCAACCACAACTAATACGTAGTGATAATTCGTGGAATAGATATTCATTAGACGGAATAGAAAATGAAAACTATAAATATTACATAACAACCCCTAATTTCAAAATACAAGCGGATTAATAGTTAAATAATAATAAAAATTGAATATATTCACATTTTTTATTATTATTTCAAAATGAAGATACTAGTATTTGATACTGAAACTACTGGATTGCCAAGTGAACGGAATGCGTCTATTCGCGACGTTGATAAATGGCCTCACATAATACAAATTAGTTATATATTATATGATACTGATATTGATAAGGTATTGTGTTGTGTTGATAATATTGTTAGATTGGAAGATGATGTTGAAATTTCCGAGAAAAGCATTGAATTACACAAAATAACTAGAACACTTTCAAAGCGAAAGGGTATTCATATTCGCAATGCTATTAATGATTTTAATATGGTATTAGAAAATACAGATTTAGTTGTAGCTCATAATTTATCTTTTGACAAGAAAATGGTTATGGTTGAATGTGTGAGATTAAATATGAAGCAAAAATTTACAAATGGTTCTGGTAGAGGAGTTCGCGAGTATTGTTCAATGAAAAACAACGTTTCATTGTGTAAAATAGAAAAGGTGGGGTGGGATGGAGAAAAATATTACAAATATCCAACTTTGTCAGAATTGCATAATTATTTGTTTGGCAACTCACCAGAAAATGTTCACGATTCAATGGCAGATGTTTTGATTTGCCTTCGTTGTTATTGTAAAATAACGAATAATGTAGACATTCTTGTTAATGGGTGTTCCATAGTAAAAAAAATATATAAATTATACAATTAATAATAGTAAATACATACAAACTATGCAGAACAATTTTCACAGACTTCCTCGCTGTTGTGTATTTTGGTTGGGTCTATAGTAAATTGTTGGGGTTGGTGTTTTGGTTTCCTTCGTAAATAATAAATACCGGTCTTAATACCATTTTTCCAACCATAAAAATGCATTGCACTTAGTGATTTGTAACTAGGGTCTTCCTGCCAGAGATTAAGACTTTGTGATTGACAAATAAATGCTCCACGATCAACTGACATATCAATTAGGTGCTTCATTGGTATTTCCCAAACAATTTTATATTTTTCCTTTATTTTATCAGGAATACCGTCAATATGCTGAACACTACCCTTATTAATGATAATATTATCTTTTAATTCTTCATTCCATAAACCCAAGTCTACTAATTCTTGCATAAGATGTTTGTTTGCGACCACAAAATCGCCTGCCAATGTTCGCCTTGTATAAATATTGCTAGTAAACGGTTCAAAACATTCGTTGTTGCCCAATATTTGTGATGTAGATGCGGTTGGCATAGGGGCTAAAAGCAGCGAATTTCTCAAACCATATGTTTTAATGCTAGTTTTTAGTGTATTCCAGTCATATCTATCGCTGGGTGCTACATTCCACATATCAAATTGTAATATTCCTTGTGATGCAGGCGAACCAACAAATGAAGAATAAGAACCTAGTGTAGTTGTTCCCGAAGCATATACTTCACCTCTAATAGGTTTTACGCGATCAATAATTTCTTTATCGCTTTCAGAAACATTAATATACCCACATTCAGCTTTATCATCAGAAACAAATATATCAATATTCTTTTCTTTATAGCTTTGAAGCAATTTAATATCCATTTGGCGTCCGATGGATATTTCATTTGACTTTTCTAGCGCTCCATGATAAATTGTTTCGAAAATATCCTTGTTAATTTGTTTTGCCTCATCGCTATGGAAAGCAACATCCATCATAGCAAACGTGTCTGCCAATCCTTGAATCCCAATACCAATTGGGCGATGTAAATAATTGCTTCTGCGTGTTTTTTCTGTTGGATAAAAATTAACATCAATAATCTTATTAAGATTGCCAGTAATCACCTTTGTAACCTCGTGTAATTTTTTATGATTAAAACTTTTATCATCGTTCACAAATTTACTTAACCCAATACTGGCTAAATTACATACTGCTGTTTCTGTATCGTTACTATATTCAATAATCTCGGTACACAAGTTACTAGACTTAATAACACCTAGATTTTTCTGATTACTTTTTTCATTGGCTGCATCTTTATAGAGCAAATAAGGCGTTCCTGTTTCCATTTGTGAATCCAAAATTTTATACCACAAATCACGTGCTTTAATTTTTTTAATCATTTTGTTTTCGGATTCATATTTTGTATACAACTCGTTAAAATTACTTCCGTAACAATCAGCTAGTCCAGGACACTTGTCTGGGCAAAATAATGACCATTCCATATCTTTCTCAACCCTTTCCATGAATAACGACGGAATCCATAGTGCATAAAATAAATCGCGAGCACGCAATTCTTCATCTCCGTGATTTTTCTTCAAATCCAAAAAACACTCAATATCTCCATGCCAAGGTTCTAGATAAATTGCAAATGAACCATTTCTTTTACCACCACCCTGATCAACATATCGCGCGGTCTTGTTAAAAACCTGTAACATTGGAACAATTCCATTTGAGGTTCCATTTGTTCCTCTAATATGACTGCCTGTTGCTCGTACATTATGAATATGAAGACCGATACCACCGGCCCACTTGGATATACTGGCACAATCCTTTAATGTATTATATATACCATCAATACTGTCGTTTTCCATAGATAGTAAATAACAAGAGCTTAACTGGGGGCGCGGGGTTCCCGCATTATACAGCGTAGGGGTAGCGTGTGTAAAATATTTTTGAGACATTAAATCATATGTTTCTTTAACTGAATCCAAATCATCAAAATGAATACCAATTGCGACACGTAACCACATATGTTGTGGACGTTCAACTACAACTTTATTAACCCTCATTAGATATGCTCGTTCGAGCGTTTTAAATCCAAAGTAGTCAATTTCAAAATCTCTACCATAATCCACAATGGAATCAAAAAAAACTTTATTATTTTCAATAATATTCCAAATTTTTGTATCAATAATAGGAATATTATTATTGTGAACATCCTTAAAATTATATAGTTTCTCCATAGTCTCGCTAAATGAAACAATAGTGTTTTTGTGGTTATTTGATATAATAATTCTACTGGCTAGTAATCCATAATCGGGATGTTTGGTACACAATGAAGCGCATTGTTCCGCTGTAAGTTCATCGATTTTAGTAGTAGATATATCAGGATACAATTGTTCAATTACATCCATAACAAATGGACTATAATTTAGTTTTAACTGTGGTTCCATTTTATTACCTAAGTTCTTAACACGATTTAAGATTTTATCAAAGGAAATATCTTCGAACTCACCATTTCTTTTTTGCACCCTCATTTCTTCTTCCGACATATATAGATATATCTATGAGTAAATTTTAAATAGTAGTTCTTAATATTTATAAAAGTATTAAATATCTATAACTATTACTGAGTTTTTTGTCTTTGGTGTGTCGTTTTTGATATTTTTAACACTATTTTCAGTGCTAATCGTAGGTGTATCAATAATTACATTCCCCACAATATTCTCGACTATATCTTCTACTTTGTGTTCTACGACATTATCCACTCCCTCTTCTACTTTGTTTTCTACATGAATATTACATTTCACTTCATTATTAATAGGGGGTTTTTTCCTTTTCTTCGGAGCTCTATGTTCATATCCATGTTGTCTATCATAAATTATATTATTCCATATATCAGACAGTGTGTGTTTTGTTGAATTAAACCAAAATTTATTGCGTAATACTAATACACAGCTAATTTCATCTAATTTCCAATATATATTTTTAAGCCATACTAAATGTTTATTTTCTTCTAATACAGTTTCCTCCCATTTTTCATATTCTTCCTTTTGAATATATAAAGGAGCGTAAACATATAGCGGTTTCTCGTCTTTAATAAAACAAATTACAATTCCCTTTGTATTATTTGTTTCACTTGTATTAAAATCACCATCATTTATAAATGAATTATAACTATCGTATTCTATAAATCGTGTTTCTAAGAAATCGCATTCATTTAAATTACATACTTCCATTTGAATTTGCATTTGTATCCAATAATCCATTTTCGGAATACCGTTTATTTCACGATTAACGATATTTTTGACTTCTAACATTCTACCATATCTATCCGATTGAGGATTAGTATTTATTCCATCGGGCGAAGCGCCTATATATGATAATTCAGAATGTGGTATACATCCAAAATCTGTAACGGTTGTTTTGTATTGCTTTTCATACCATTCGATTGAAATATCTTCGTATTTTTGACCCCAATGCATTGAAGAATCCATATTAACTCTGTTGTATTTATCTAAATTAATTGGTTTACATTTTTCATATATTAATTGGTTTCTTGAACTTTCACTACCATAAGCTTTCCAAATATTACTTGCTGTCAATAAATTATACCTGAATAGATACCATTCATTTGTTCGCTGTTCTGGTTGGGGAATATTTTGCAAGTAATCTATTTTGTTTTTAATGATATTATTATTTGGTTTTTTCAAAATCCTTGTGTTTGGATAAGATCTGCATGGATAAAAATAAGAGAAATAATAATTCATAGACAATTTTATGATATAATTTATATTATAAATTTCTATATTTTCTATATTTTCTATATTTTCTATATTTTCTATATTTTCTATGTTTTCTATATTTTCTATATTTTCTATGTTTTCTATTTGTAATGATATTAAATCAGTAATATTATTAACTATAATATTTTTAATATCTGGGTTGGAAAATATCATAGGGTCGTTCAATATTATATCATGAATTAAATGAAGACAACTTTCAATTAAATCAAGAAAATCCCTTTCATTATTATCCATGTATGTTCTATTAATTCTTATAGTATCTTTAATATTATTCAATTTTTCATATTAATTTTTTAGGAATAGTAAAAAATTAATCTATTTGCTCTTATCGTTGTCTTTTTTTTTATCCTTCTTGATTTCTTTCTTATTTGTTTTAATACCTTTTTTACTTTTGGTTGTTTGTGTCAAATGTTTTACAGTTGATGTCCGTTTTTCATTTCTTTTAAGACTAAATTTACGCGTAGTAGTATTAAATTGTAACATTGGTATACTCTTAATAACTCCTGTATCTTTGTCATATTGAACATCTTTTAAATTTGTCAGTCTTTTTCTGTCAAGAGAGTTTAATAAATATTCCTCAAGATTATTTTTTTCTTCTGTATTTAATTTATTATTATTAACACATATGTTAATGTAGTCTTTGATTTTTAAAATTTTAGCAGTTTTATTTAATTTGCTCCACGGTTCTGATTTATTTTTTAACAATTCATTATCCAATATTAAACTTATGTTTTTTTCATTTCCTGTTTCCATAATATTGTTATTGTTAATACCACCACCAGTAATAAACATAGTTTTATATCTGATATCGTTTAACTCTTGACAGTTATTATTATTATTCATTATATAATATAAAAAATTAAGTTTAACCTCTTTTAATATTGTATCTTAATAATATTATGAAAAAAATTATTATTAATGGCAAACATAATATAGAATCACTGGAAGGAAATAAAAAACAACAGGAGAGAAATGTAGCTAATTATGAAGAACCTTCACTAAAAGAACAATTAGTGTCTATTAATAGATATTATATGCATGTTGGCGACAATTATAGTAAACATATCAAATGTGAAATTAGTAGAAAAATCATTGGATATAAAACCCAAGATGTTAAAAAAGAAATATACAACGAATCACTATTAATAAATGCAGATAATATTATAGAAAAATTAGTTTCTTGTAAATTAAAATGTTACTATTGTTGTAAAAATGTTAAAATTTTATATAAAACTGTAAGAGATGAACAACAATGGACGCTTGATCGTATAGATAACGATAAATGTCATAGTGATATTAACACAGTTATATCTTGTTTGAAATGTAATTTACAACGGCGCGTTAAAAATTCGAAGGATTTTGTTTTTACAAAACAATTAAAGATAAGTAAACTCGGTTAATAGTATTAGTTAATATAATTACTTGGATGTATAGTATTAATACAACCCGCAACTATATATCCATGTCCAAAAGGGTGTCTAGTATCGTTTATTTTTTCAACCAATAAATCGTTTGTCAACTCAACACATAATACATCACCATTAATATCTCTTGGTCCATCAAAATCATAAATAATAATATTTTTTCCTTTCATTAATATTTGTTTATATTCTTCAATAATATCTTTATCTTTTATCAAATCATAATATTGTGGAACATATACTTTTTTTCGCGATGTTACATAATCCATTTTTTCGTCGTTATCATCAAATAATGCATACAACACTTTTTTTCCTTTTGATTTCGGATATCTTCGTTTAGGTTCTTTTAATTCTCTCCACCATTTTTTTGTAGTTTCGATAGGAATATTTTCAAACACTTTCCCAGATTGCCAATAACTTTCAAAATTCCAATATCCATTATATCCATCTTGAATCTCAGTCATAGGACTAAAATGAATTCTATTTTTACTTTTTTTTACCTGGGCACTAGTAACATTTATTTTAATATAATTATCACATATTGGGTCCGCCCATTTCCCACGCATATTCATAGACGCAATATATATTTTCCCGACCATCATTCTGTAATGTCATAAATATATTTATATTAATTCAATTTTTTCCACATCCATGGTTACATATGTAGTATATTTCATCATTTAATAACATATGTCCAAAATCATAATCGTGAATATGGAATAGGCGTTTTATTGATTGTAATTTTTCCTTTAATTTATATAAATCCTCTCTACTTAAGTATTGTTCCAACAAACAAATCATTCGATTGATTATATCTTGTATGTGATTACAATCATTTATTTCGATTGTTCTTTTGAATCCGCCAAATGTATCGCAAGAAATATAAAAGGTTCGTTTTATTGATAAATTACTATTCATTAGGAAAAATGAATAAATACATTTTAAATCACTTAAAAATAATTCTAAAAAAATAATTCTAAAAGAATTATTATAAAAATAAATATACTCGAACTATATTCATACATATTAAAGTGTTTATGAAGATATGAACCAATACCAAAACCAATTAAATTAACAAATATTTCTGCAATAGACCCATGCCATCCGTGTTTTTTAGAATTTTTAATACCGAATAAACGATCAATGGGATTAAGATATTTTTCTTTACCTTCTGTAATTAAATAATTATAATACCATTTATTTGATAATTTATAATCTTGTTTAGCTAAGCATCCGCCTATTGAAAAAGCAATTTTTTCATTCTTATCTAAATACATTTCAAATAACTCCCATACTATACCAGCACTTTGTATGATATAAAAATAATCACTAAAAAATAACCCAAAAAAAGCAAAAAAGTATAAATGGTTAGTTTGAACACCAAATACTTCCAAACGATAACATCCTTTACGATTGGAAATATTTTTATATCCACAGGGACATTTTTTTCCTAGGAAAAAAACCCATACAATGAATAAAAGTCCTATAATCGATAGTTGTATGTTTTTATTATGTAAAAAATTATAATTCATTATATCTATTAGTATAATTTAAAATAAATTTGTATTACTATATGTAAATGAATGAATTCGCGTGGACTGATGGAACAAAACCAGATAAGTCATATAAAAATGATAAAGATTTTTACTTAAAAGATAATAGTAATAACGAAAAGAATATATCAACAGAAAAAAGCGACGGCATTACAAAACGTGAATTGGCAAATGATAAACTTAATGCGAGAGAAATGATAAAACAAGTGTGTGATAATCCTTTTCTAAAGAATAATAATTACATTGACGTAATTAGTACTCAACAAGAATTTCTAACACCTCAAAATTCAAATTATTGAAGTATATAAAATGAATATTTCAAATGAATATTTCATTATTAAAATAAGTATTAAAAATAAGTATTTAAAATGATTATTTTAATACTTTAATAAATGACATCATATACAACACAGAATAGTTTATTACTTAACAATTTAATGGAATTTTATAATAAAGGAGATAATTTAGACGTTATGCTTAGTATAATAAACGGTCACTCACCTATTTCATTACGCATTGTAGATTGGTTTGTAACTAATTATGCAAAACAACAATTTACTGTTTATGAATTAAAAAAAGGAGGTGGTAGATTTAAGGTATACAATGATTATAAGTTAAAATTAAAGGCTTATTCAAAGAAAAGATTCGACCCATTTTGTAGATGGGAACGTGTAAATATTCCTTATCATAATAATCAGTTAATTCAAACAACAATAGGACAATTGAATTTTTTTAAATGGGCAATGGAAAATGAAATAATAGATTATATTAAAAATAATTATGGTGAAATTGAAAAGGATATGAATAATCGTAATAGTACATCTAAGAGAAAAATAAATGTTACTAATAATAATTCAAAGACAAGAAAAAAGCGCGAAGAATTATCAATTTCTGCATCGAAGACAATAAAAGAGGAAAAGGTAGAAGTAACAATAAAATTTGATTAATAAAATTTGATTAAATATATTATTATTTAAATGTTGTATTTTATTTTTAATATAAATGGGAAATTCTTTAAAAATTAACAGTATTAATTTTGAGGATATACAAGAAAGTGTTAGTAAAAATAAAATAATGATAAATACATTAAAAAAAGACAAACAAAGGTGTTTGATTAAAAACACATTGTCAATTGACGACGAAGTAGTTGTCATTAATAAATTAATATCTGAGGGAAATTATGATGTAACAATAATAATATACGGAGAGAATTCTAGTGATAATAATATTTATGATAAATATAAACAATTATTAGGGTTAGGATTCGTCAACATATATATATATATTGGAGGTTTATTCGAATGGTTGTTACTACAAGATATTTATGGAGATGATTTGTTTCCAACAACATCTAAGATTAATGATCACCTTGCTTACAAAGGTAATAAAAAAATAAATATAAAATTACTTGAAAATTAATAGAATAACAAAATAATTAAATAATTAAATAATTAAATAATAAAATAATAAAATAATTAAATAATAAAATAATTAAATTTATTTATTGTCCATTGCAATATTAGCTAATTTATCGGCGGCGACATTCATCTCTCTATTGATATGAATATATTGAATTCTTTTAATGTTTTTTGTTAATGAATGTGCATTTTCATATAATGGTTTTAGATTTTCTGATTTTACATTGTAACTACCATTTAATTGTTTAATAACTAATAAAGAATCACCCTTGATTATTAGATCTTGAATATTCAATTCTATTGCTTTTTTAAGACCTTCGACTAGTCCCATATACTCAGCATAGTTATTAGTTTGAACACCTAAATATCTGGAATCTTCGCATACTATATTATTATCGTGGTCATATATAACATATCCACAACCTGCTGGTCCGGGATTACCTCTGCTACCACCGTCAAACATCAAAATATAGTAGGGAATATTGGTGAATTGTGTATAGTCAACAAATAGCCTAATAATTTCATTTATGTAAGATGGGTCATTTTTTATATTAATATTGCCGTTTATTTTTAAATAATTAGTAATCGAATTGAACCAGTTTTCATGATAATTGCTGCATTTTTGTAAATATTCAAAAGCAATTTTATTTTCACCTTTTCTTGCTCTCTCTACAATACGAGCTTCTGCAATAACTGTATCGGTTCTAATATATATATAATTAACTGGTGGAATCTCTTTTATAAATTCATCAAACCATTTATTGTAAATTTGGTAATTTATTTCATCGATTTCATCATCATCATATAACATTTTTGCAAAAACATTTTTATCGGTTGCTAGACTTCTCTCTGTTATAATATATTCATAACCCATTTTTAGTGCTTCTTTGAGTTGTGAAAGTCGTGATATATACGCCATCATCTGAAATGAAAATGCGTATTTTTTTTTATTTTCATAATATTTTTCAATAATTGTTTTATCATTATTATCACAAATCGTATTCCATTCGTCAACCGGTTCAAGTAAAAATATTATATTGTCATTATTTTTAAAGTGTTCTTTCAATATTTTAATAATAGTTGATTTACCCGAACCAATATTTCCTTCAATAGAATATATTTTCGAAGCATTGTTTAAGATAGAAGCCATTTACTGTATATATTGGATAGTATATAATTAAATCAATTTAAAATTGATTTAATGTATTATAATATACATTATATTAACATAATGGACTTTAATCAGAATAAATTAACTAAAACAGAATGGAATAGTATTGAAAAACCGATTAGTATACAAGAAAAGTATGTATGTAATCTTATAACTAATGGATTTAACAATGTTAATATTAGTGTTAATAAATCATTATCACTAATGGCTTATTTGAAGGTGTCGTATTCTGAAAATCTGGATAAATATATATATAATAAATATTTACAAGATGATTTATTAACAATTTACAATAAATTTAATGAAACAAAAATGGTTAAAAATGTCACCAATAATGCGAATATTAAAAAGGCTGACCAAATTAGATTCAAGAACACTGATAAATTATTGAATCAGAACAAAAATGAAATAGTCGAGTTTATTGTTATGGATTTAATTAATAAAATGTTTAAATATAAAAATAAAAACGACAAAAAATGGTTATATTATTATTATACTATATCTAGGTTTATTACATACAATATTCTTTTGTTTAATTGTGTTTTTAAAAAGGAAGTGCAAAACATATTAAATATTCTCGAAGCTAGTGTAAATCTGGTGGAAGTAATAGAAATGGGGGTTGAAATTATAGAAAAAAATCAGTTTATTTTTAAATATTGCGATAATAAGTTATACAATCATCAAAAAGAGTTATTTTCATATTGTAAGCATCAAAATCCAAAATTAATTCAGTATATAGCACCCACCGGAACCGGAAAAACTATGTCACCACTTGGGTTATCGGAAAAACATAGGGTTATATTCTTATGTGCCGCACGTCATGTTGGTCTATCGTTGGCTAAATATGCAATATCGATGCAAAAGAAAGTGGCATTTGCATTTGGGTGTAACGACGCCGAAGATATTAGATTACATTACTATGCCGCAAAGGATTATAGTGTTAATAAAAGGTCGGGAGGAATTGGACGCGTTGATAATACGGTTGGTGATAAAGTTGAAATTATCATTAGCGATATTAAGTCTTACTTACCAGCTATGTATTATATGTTGGCATTTAACAAGAAAGAAAATATAATTTTATATTGGGATGAACCAACTATTACATTAGATTATGATGAGCATGAATTTCATAGTATTATCCAAAAAAATTGGCAGCAAAATCTTATACCAAATGTTGTGTTGTCGTCGGCCACATTACCACAATATGAAGATATGCAAGAAACCATATGTGATTTTAAATGTAAATTTGAAGAGTCTGAAATATATACTATCGTGAGTTATGATTGCAATAAAAGCATACCATTAATCAATAAGAATGGTTATGTTGTTATGCCTCATTATATGAGTGAAAATTATGAAGATATTATTACAATGAGTAAACATTGTGATAAATATAAAACATTACTTCGCTATATTGATTTGGACGAATGTATTAAATTCATATTGCACATAAATAAAAACAAATATTATAAAAGCGACTTATATTCAATAGAAAACAATTTTGAAACTATCAATACAGTTACAATGTCAAATATCAAATTGTATTACCTTAAAGTGTTGGGTAATCTGAAACCAGAATATTGGGAAAGTATTTACAATGGCATTCAAAAAGATAAGAAATTATATCATAAATCCAATATTCATATTGTAACAAGTGACGCAAAAACTTTAACAGGTGGTCCAACTATATTTTTGGCAGAAAACGTAGATAAAATTGCTCGATTTTGTCTTCAAGAGGCAAATATTCCAAGTGAAATAACGAATAACATATTCAAAATTATAAATTATAACAACACGATTAAGGAAAAGATAAATGGATTACAGAAATTGTATGAAGATGGGACAAAAAAAGATGAAAACAAAGAGAAAAAAATGTCAGAAGGTAGAGTAGCACCAGAAATGAAGCGCCTATTAAATGATATAAAAGAGTTAGAAAAATGTATAGAAACAGTTCAGCTAAATCCTATTTATATTCCAAATAGCAATGAACATTTATATATACATGGAAGTAATGAACAACAAATTCCATATACTTGCGATATAAATGAAGATGTAATAGAGAAAATTATGTTGATAGACGATATTGAAAATATATGGAAGATTTTGTTAATGATGGGTATTGGTGTTTTTACTACACACAAAAGTATTAGTTATATTGAGATTATGAAACAATTAGCACAAGAACAAAAATTGTATTTGATAATTGCATCATCGGATTATATTTATGGTACAAATTACCAATTTGTACACGGATATATAAGTAAAGATATGGGAAATATGACACAAGAAAAATGCATACAATCTATGGGAAGAATAGGCAGAAATGGTATTCAACAAGAGTATACTATACGATTTAGAGATGATGAATTAATTTATAAATTATTCAACGAAGAAAAAAATAAAAAGGAGGTAATGAATATGGCAAAGCTTTTTAATAATAGTGACTAATATTACTCGCTAATAGTAGTGGGATATAATATATATTTACAAATATATAAACAATTATATATCAGATATATATATGAACAGTAATACATATGGAAAGCTCTTATTATCAGGTGTTTCACTTACAAGTATTTCCACTATGTCTTATTTGATGTATGAAGATACCAAAAGACAATATATGGATGATTTTATACAGTATGAAGAAACTAATGATATAGTATTGTCAAATTCAAAACAAGGATCTGTGTATATTACACCATATCTTAGGAGTTACAGTTCAACAAATATAAACCCTAATAAAATAAATGAAAAAATTTTACCAGCTGTTAATAGTAACTATGACCACATCTATAATATTAATAACCGTAAAATTATATCAAATTTAGAAGATAACGTATATATACATAATATTAAATACTATTAATTTGTTTTTTACTATTAATTTGTTTTTTACTAATAATTTGTTTTTTACTAATAATTTGTTTTTTTACTAATAATTATATTAGTGAAAAAATTATAAACAATGGACAACTGATAAGTATTTTAATTATTATGAAATACAAAAATAATTTACAAATTTTTAAAAATAATATAAATAACATTGTTTTTAATTCCCTTTTTGTTTTTTCATATTTATTTTTATTTTTTACCTCAATCTAAGAACTAGGTGAAGAGTTGATTCCTTCTGGATATTGTAATCGCTCAGGGTTCGTCCGTCTTCTAGCTGCTTTCCGGCGAAAATAAGGCGTTGTTGGTCTGGAGGAATTCCTTCTTTATCTTGAACTTTTTGTTTAATATTTTCAATGGTATCGGATGGCTCAACGTCTAATGTGATAGTTTTGCCTGTCAATGTTTTAATAAAAATTTGCATATTATATATTCATATGAATAAATATTTTTATATTGTAATTATTAATTAATTAATAAGCAATGAATATATGTTATAATATTTGCTGTTTGTTATCATATTGTTATTAGTTAATAATATGATAGTTATTAGATATAATTTTTTTAAGTTAAAACTAGATAATAGATCTAGTTCGAGTAGGCAAGACCACCCATACCCGACATGACACGGAGGACATTGTAGTTGGTGGCGTAGACACGGACCTTGGCAGTGTGGGTGCCCGAAACGGTGGCGTTCGAGAGGACAAGCTGAAGGGTCGCATTGTCAATGCGCGAGAAATTGCACGAGCCCGACGGCTGGTGCTCCTCCGGGCGAAGGGCGAACGAGTAAACGTTGACACCAGTGTCCGGCGAGCGGGTGTGCGATTGGAACGGTTGGACAAGGTCGAAGTAGGTACCCTCACGCTCCGAGAAGCGGTCTTGTCCGTTAAGCTGGAGCTTAGCGGTGACGACCGGATTCTCACCCCAGCAGTGCATGTTGAGGGCGGTCTCGGCGAGGACGAAGGTGCCCGCATCCGAAACGGATGAGCCAGCAGCACCAAGGGTACCCTCCGAGCCCTCCGGTTGGAGAGCTCCGGTGCCACTGTAGAAGATGGCGCCATCGGTAGTAACATCAACGGCACCAACATCGGCGAAGAGACCCGAAGCATTAATGAACGAGTTAGTGGTCTTGCTAACAGCATTATCACCACCGAACGCCATAATCGAGTTCGGGAGAGCATCGATGGCATCGGTGTAGTTGAAGGGTTGAGCACCAAGTGTCTTGAAAAGGTGCGAGTTGTTCTCAAGCGATGAGCAGTAGTCGACGTTGGCATCAGGTTGGACAACCCAGACAAGCTCCTTACACGGGTGGTTGAAGTTAAGCTTAATCTTGTTCGAGGTGGAACCGACCGACTCATCGCCAGTGAATTGAAGCTGCTCAATGAGGTACTCGTGCGGGTTTTGGGCCATACGGCGGCGCTCATCGGTGTCAAGGAAGACGTAGTCAACGTAGAGCGAAGCAGCTACGAGCGACTGGTTGTAGGCGGCAGTAACCTTAGGGGAAGAGCTGGTGCCGTCAAGCTCATTAACAGCCCAGAGGCACTCGTCAATCGGGCGGAGGTCGATGTTAATCTTAACCTCGTGGTATTGAAGGGCAATAAGCGGAAGAGCAAGACCCGGGTTGCGGCAGTACCAGAATTGGAGCGGAACGTAAAGAGTGGTCTCCGGAAGAGCAGAACGGGGGGCGCATACCTGCTTCGGGGCGGACGAATCGCACGGACCGTCAACCTCAGCGAAGTCCTTATCAGTTAAGTAGGTAAGCTGGGTGGTGTTACCAACCATCTTGTTGTAGCCAGCCTCTTGCTCCTTGGAAAGAGTGAGCTGGTTCCAGATGTGCATCCAGTCACCGTATTGGCGGTCGATGCGCTGGCCACCAATCTCGACCTCAACCGATTGGATAAGCTGCTCACCCGGGAAATCTAACCAGCGAGCGTAGACATCAGTGGACCCCGAAGTATTTCCAAGTTCCTGGCCAATCTGGGGAAGAGTGACCTGAAGGTAAGTGCGGTAAGCAAGGTCACCATTACGGCTAATGGTGCAGGTTACACGGCGACCGAAATCAGCCTGGCCATTGAAAGTCTGCTCGATAGACTCCATGGCGAAGTTGGTGTGGCGACGGTAGGTCACCTTCCAGAAAGTAATTTGCGGGTTGCCGGTAAGATAAACATCTTGGGCACCGTAAGCGACGAGTTGCATTAATCCACCTCCCATTTTATATATATGCTAAAGAAAATAATTTTTTAAAAATCATTTAATTTATTTTAATTTATTTATATCAAAATTAGATTCTAAAAACTTTTTTAAATAATTATCTAAAAAAATTTCTTTCCTTCCTTCGTGTTTTTTAGAAAAAATATACGAATCGTTTTGCTTACTTATTTTCCAACCAGATTCAACGGCGTTATAAATAAATGCCATTTTTTGTAGTTTAATAGTATCTATTTCAAGCTCATTATTCGTATTAATTAATATATCTTGGGATTCCATAAAACATACATAGAAAAACATAAATTAATATACACGAAAATAATGATTATGATGTTAATATTATTTAAATAATTTAATTAATATTAATATATTACACATGGTGACATTTAAATATAAGAATACAAAGAAATTTCTTATTAATACTGCTAAAACAACTACATTAGATAATAAACATAATGACTTTATAAATGAATTTAATAATAATAATAATAATAAGATTCCTTTGTTAATTAAAAAAAGAGACATATTAAAAAAAAAATTCAACATAGGAGTAAAGGAAGAATCTTTGTCGGTTGAGGAAATATTAGACTTAAAGGAAGAAATCAAACAAATAAATAAAGAAATTAAAAATACCAAACAAAAAGAAAAGGATTATTATTTAACAAATTCTAATATAATTTTTGATTATTTTGAAGATAAGAAAAATTTATCAGAAGGTAATAATAAACTAACTTGTGTAGATAATTTTTTTAATATTAATAAGGACGATAATTCTAAAAAGGAAACAAAAAATAATAATTATGTAAACAAATATTTGATAAATATAGATGACTCTTTTATAAATGTAGATAATTATATACATATATCAAACAAATGTAATCAATGTAATAAAGGCGAATTAATACCAGTTGACCACGAAGGTATATTATTATGTAATAATTGTCATATACATGTTAGATATTTAGTTGACAATGAAAAGTCATCATACAAAGAACCTCCTAAAGAACTTTGTTTTTATGCTTATAAAAGAATTAATCATTTCAGAGAGATATTGGCGCAATTTCAAGCAAAAGAAACAACCCAAATACCCGAAGAGGTCCTTGAAAATATTAAATTACAAATTAAAAAAGAGAGAATAACATTAATACAAATTACAAATAAAAAGGCTAAAGATATATTGAAAAAACTAGGTTACAATAAATATTATGAACATATTCCATTTATTAAAGACAAATTAGGTATAAAACCACCAATAATGACTCCTGAATTAGAGGAAACATTGTGTAATCTTTTTATGGATATTCAAGCACCATATGCTAAATATTGTCCGGACGATAGGGTAAATTTTTTAAATTATTATTATACAATTTATAAATTATGCGAATTGTTAGACCAAATACAATTTTTAAGCTATTTTCCTATGCTAAAAGACCGTGAAAAACGCATTGAACAAGATGATATATGGAAACAAATTTGCAATGAATTAGACTGGGAATTTATACCCACTATATAATATATACTATCAAATATATAATAATTACTACTAAATAAATGTAAATATTATATTACTTAACGAGGGAAACCAACGAGGTTGGCACCAATACCGAATCCGGCACCCGATCTAGCACTTACACCAATAGCCGGTACATATGTGTCAAGAATGCTGAATGTCGCAGCAGCACATAATGCAATTAATGCAACTTCATCGAGGTTAAGTGTGCGTTTTTTGTCAGGAACTAAGAACGCCGCAATAGCAACCATAATACCTTCAACTAAATATTTGATAGCTCTTTTTACCAATTCACCTAAATTAAATCCGTGTAGCAAATCCATATTATAAATAATAATTAGAAAAAAATATATATTATTCTTATTAAACTTAAAAGTATAAAATTATAATAATAATATGGAATCACCGGAAGGAGTAGTTGCTAAATTAAATTTAGACGGTACTGAAAATGCCAAATACGTAGATTTATTGGACGAGGATAAACCTATTGCTGGTCAAAAATTTGCATGTGTGTCATTTTTATCACCTGAAAAAATATTAAAGGACAAAAATTTATTTTTCTTTAATGAATTTTTAAAACAGTGGGAAATGTCAAAATCACTTGAGAAATATACTCAATTTTTAAGCTTCTTAGCTTTTAAATACGATACGATAGAATTTGATGAATTAACAAAAGATATGGAGGATTTTGTTAAAGACCAGAAAGGCAAATTATTTAATACCACATTAGATGACGAATACAAGACATACATTGATAACAATGAATCAGAATTAGATAAAAGTTTTAATGAAAAAAATAGCTTTAAAACAAATGTACGTGGTTTAAAAATTAGAGGTTGTTTTCCTTCACAACAAGAGGCAGAGCTGAGGTGTAAAATGTTAAGAGAAATAGACCCAAATCATGATGTATATGTTGGTCCAGTAGGAATGTGGATTCCCTTCCACCCTGAAGCATATAAAACTGGTCGAGTTGAATATTTAGAAGATGAATTGAATCAATTAATGAATGAAAAACAGAAGAATGAGAAAAATGCTAAAAATGCGTTCGATACGCGAGTTAAAGACAGTAAGAAGCAAGCAATTGAAGATAATAAGGAAAAGGCTTTAGCAAGCGGTAATGTATTAACACAAAATATCAACGAACAAGGAGAATTAATGTCTATTAATAGTAATGGCTTAGAAACAACCACAGAAAATGTAACTATTGCTGACGTTCGTAGTGAATTATTTGAAGGCGACAATATCGTTACTGATAAAAATACCGATCATGGATTAAGCGAATTAACAATTAATAAAAAGGACGACACAACAGATAAAAAGGACGACACACCAGATAAAAAGGACGACAATGATGAGTTAATTATGAAATAGATTAATTGTGAAATAGATTCATTATAAAATTGAAACTTAAATATATTATATATCATATATATTTAAGTTAATATGGTTAAAAAAATATCGAACAAACTTACCTGCGCAGATAAGGATTGTAATAAAAAAATTAAATTAACAGAACAAGTAATGGGGAAATGTCGTTGTAATAATACTTATTGTCTTTTACATCGCATGCCTGAAAGTCATGATTGTAGTTTTAATTTCAGCCTAGATAAAGAATGTTTTATTAAAGAAAATAAATGCGTTGAACCTAAATTAAAATTTACCATTTGTTCTTCCGGACATTAATGCGCGTCATTCCTTTCTTTGGCGTGTTTGGATTATATACATCCTCTTCCTCATCAGAATCTAGATCCTTTGATATTTCCCAAAATTCTTTTGAACCAAGTTTAAATTCACCACGTGGTTCTGCTTTATACCAGAATATTTGGTCGTGTAATTTATTTGATTTGGAATTATTATCTATTACTAAACATTCGAAATTTTCTGTACATTGATCCATTACTTGCGAGAAACTTTCAAAAGTAGGAAACATACCAGCATAATTTTCCCATATTCTTTTTCTATTTGAGATATATGGTTCGCGCAATATAAATACATAATCTATATTTGTTCGCAAATTGGGTGGTATACCCAATGGATATTGCATAGTAATTACAAGCATAATTTTCCAATGGCGACCATTCATAAAAAGAAGACGCATCATTTTGTCTTTTGTCCAGCTGTTATCGAATAAACAATCATCTAAAATAACAAATGCACGTGGGTCGATAGTAGATTTATTGTACGATAGTAATTCTTTTTTAACCTGTTTTAATACTGTTTTCTGACGTTTTAATATATTCTCAATAATTGCAGTATTATATTCGTCGTGAATAAATAATTTTGGTACATGACCTCCATAAAATCCATTACCGGCTTCAGTTCCCGATATAACAGTTCCAATAGGAATGTCTTGGTGATAATATAATAAGTCTCTAACTAAATATGATTTACCTGTATCACGACGACCAATTAAAACCACAACGGGTCCTTTATTTTCATCTGGTCTGAAACTAATTTGTGACATATCAAACTTTTTTAATTCAAGTGTCATTTAAAGGGTAAATAGAAAATATAATTATTAATTTAACCTATATAATAAGTTTAAATATACTGTATTTTAATATTGTATTCAAATAATGGAATTCACATATAAAAAAAACGACAATAATAATTTATTTAGGAATTTAGAAAATAGCGATTTAACTAATGTTTCTAAATTGCAAAATTATATTCCTATTTATGATAAGTTTTTTTCACTAAACGATACCAATTATAATTCTATTAATTTAAACAATAATAGTATTAAATCAATAGACAACAAGATAAATGAAAATAAATATACTGCTACCATTATTGATAATTCAGACAACGATATTGTAAAAGATTTATTTTTTAAATACAGCCCTTTATTAGATCCAGTGAAGTACCTAACTGGAAAATATGATATTTGTGACAATATATTGGAATTACCAACATATGATAAAAAAACAGGTTATGCAAAAATACGTGACCCTAACAATTCAGCTTATGTTGACGGTTTTTTTTCATATTTAAGTAGTCGTTTATTAAATAATTATAATTTTATACATGGAATTAATTATTATGGTTCGTTTTTAGGTATTAAAAATAATTTTATTTACGACATGAATGATGAAATAGAATATTTACATGATTCTGATTTTTTTCATAAAAATCATAATATTTTATTTAAATTAGATGAAAATATTGATTTACATTTACTGAATAGAGATACGAGAAATTATAAGCAAAAAATAAATATATTAGATGATGTAAATGATACCTCATTGAATAATTATCATGAATTAGATGAAATAAATAATCTATTTATGGTTCGTGATATTTCAAATAATAACATTGTAACAAATGATTTTAGCGACGTAGAATTGTGTTACGAAGGAAATATTGAAAGGACTAGTAGTGAAGATTCAGTTAATACTTGTTCATCTACATCGTCATATTCTGATAATGATAACAATAATCCAGAGATTAGTGATTCTGAATCATCAGAAAATAGTTCTTTATTATCAGATGAAGTTATGAATATTAATATTAATGAATTTCCTGTTCAAATAATTGCTTTGGAAAGATGTAACAATACATTAGATAGTATTATTAATGAAAATAATATATCAGATAATGAATTAAGTTGTATTGTGGTCCAAATATTAATGATGCTCATTACTTACCAAAAGGTTTTCAAATTTACACATAACGATTTACATACAAACAATATAATGTATGTAGAGACGGATAAAAAATATTTAATATATAAATATAAAAATAAGAATTACAAAATAGAAACATATGGTAAAATATTTAAACTAATAGATTTCGGTCGTGCTATTTATAGTTTTCGTGAATATTTAATATGTAGTGATAGTTATCATCCAAAAGGAGATGCAGCAACTCAGTATAATTTTGAACCATACTATAATAGTGAAAAGAATATAATAGAGCCTAACTATAGTTTTGATTTATGTAGATTAGGATGTTCGCTTTTTGATAGTTATGTTGACTCTATTGATGATGTTAAAAATATTAAATCTGATATAATAAATATTATAATTAAATGGTGTTACGATGACAAAGGGAGAAATGTATTGTATAAAAATACGGGTGAAGAAAGATATCCAGACTTTAAATTATATAAAATGATTGCAAGAACAGTTCATAATCATAAACCTTGTGTTGTTCTTGAAAATAAACATTTTTCAAAATATATCGTTTCCAATAAAAGTATTAAAAAATATAAAAATAAAATTATTGATATTGATAAATTAGAGTCTGAATATTAGAGCCTGAATATTAGAGCCTGAATATTAGAGTCTGAATATTAGAGTCTGAATATTAGAGCCTGAATATTAGAGCCTGAATATTAGAGCCTGAATAATAAATTTTTAAATAATATTAATTAAATAATATTTAAAAATTAGCCTCACCTACAAATGCACCTGGTTGACTTTTTAAGTTGACATTATTTTCAAACTGGGATAAAACGAAAAAACCACTAATACTACTAATAAATACAATTAAAGCATCGCGAATAATTAATTTAATTGGTTTTATGTCTTTTGTTATTAATTTCATTTCTAAATATTTAAAAACGAGATATATTATAGATATAACAGATGAAAACATAAATATATTTTCCATTTATTTAAATAATTATATTTCATTTGTTAATTGAACGAATTATAAAGGTTCCAAAATTTCTATATCCCCTAGGACTGGCGCCGATTCTAATTTAAGTTGCTTGTTTAAATCATTAATATCGCTGATTTCAAGAGAAATATTGTCACCGATTTGTAATTTATCATCTTCGTCGTCATCTTCTTCTTCCTCTCTTCTTCTCTGTAAATCCTCTAAATGTTTTATATCTTTGGGAGCAGATATTAATGATTCTTTACCATCACTGTCTACGGTTGTATCAGTATTAGAAAATTTAATGTTATCGTTATCTGTATCATCGTTTGTATCATAAATTTCATTGTTCATATTAGTCGTTTCGAGTGGAGCTAGTGGAACTATAGGTGTAGGAGGTTTCGTTTCTGTTACCTGTGTAGCGGGTAATTGTGTTGTAGTTACGGGTTGTATGTTAGACAATTCTGTTATTTTTGTTTCTTGTGCAATGTTTTGTGGTGTATCGGAGTTCGGCAATGGAGTTTTTGGGATTTCTTCCATTTTAACGGTTTCTTCCGATTTAATAACCTTATTTTCTTCGCGATTCTTATTTATATTCGTTTCCTTTTTATCTTCTTCTTTATCTTCTTCGTTATCTTCTATGATTACCTCTTGATTTATTATTTTTTCTTCAATAATAACCTCATCTTCATTCGTTTCTTCGATATATGCCATTAATATTTTATCAATGGGCATAGTATCTCTAATACTGGTTAAAATACATTCTTTAATTATTAATTCTAACTCGCGACTGTTTTTTTGAATTTGAAGTGGTTCAATATCTTTTTCAAATAAATAAATATTTGTATATATTTTACGTGCAGAATTTATGTAAATTTTATGTATGAATATATCTTTTGATGGTATATCAATATTTATTTTTTTTTGTTTCTGTCCCACACGCACACAAGTTAAAGCCTTTAGTTGTATGATATGAACACATGTTATTAATTCTTCTAAATAAGAACAATTGGAACTTTTTTCAATACGTTCACGTTCCGTCTGAATAATATTCTCATTCCATTGAGGGATTCTACTAAGAAATGTTTGGAATGTCATTAAATATTTTTCCTCTTCATCACTTTCAATACATAATTTTAGTGATTCTGTATAAATCGATTTTAATCCTTCTACAATTGCAGGTGTTAAAGTATCTACTAATCGCGAACACCATTCGTTCTTAGATTCGGATAAACTGGTCAATGAATAGTCATCCATTTACATAAATGTTATATTTTCTAAATTATAGTCAGAACGTAAAAAAATAAAATTCAATATGAACATAATTAAAAGTGGTTCATCTTTTATTTCTAGTTTAACTCTATTAAATGCCAATAGATACTGATATTTTTTAACATTATCATGTGAATCATATTTATTATCATAGTAATTTATTATGTCTAATCCACTATATGCCTTTTGATATAATAAAATAGCAGTATCTATAATGTCCGCATAATTCTCGATTTTTACAGTTTTCATATATTTAGTTAACCATTGTTCACGTGTGTTTTCATATGTATTTTTGTATTGTTTATTTTTAATATGTAGATTAACCTTTTTATTATTTATAATTGGTAGAGCCACATATATTTCACAAAATCGAGATAAAATTGGTTTTAATACCTTATATTTATCTTCTACTATGATGAAGAAACGGGTTGAGCGACTGAATAATTCTATACACCTTCTTAATGCAGATTGTGCATCCATAGTTAACTTATCTGCATTTAATAAAATAACTGATTTAAAATTTATATTGTTTTGGAAGTTTATATGTGTTTTTGCAAATAACTTTAATTCTTCTCTGACAAATTTAATCCCTTTTCCATGTGCACAATTAACATGCATGATATTTTCTTTTATACATGTTTTATCGTTATTGTAAATATTATTAATAAATTTTTTAACAATTGTTTTTTTCCCTGAACCAGATGGACCGTGAAATATTAAATTTGGTATTTTTCCATCTTTCAAAAAACTATCGAGTCTTTCATTTATATTTTTATGAATTACGTATGTCATATATTTTTAAACAAAAGTATATATTTAATAAGTATTTAATAAATATTTAATAAATATTTAATAAATATTTAGGCCCAACTACTTAAACTTTGAGTGTATGGGTTATCTTTAAAGGCATTTAATAAATCAGGTTCAATGCGCTGTTGTTCCATTTTCGGGTTGTTGTAAGACTGTGTGTTTAACTTACCATATGTTTCTTTCGATGGTATTGTATTTTTTCCTAATCCTGGTGCCCACATACGATTATTATTTCTATCCGCATCTTTTCTATGAATGCTAATATTTTCATTTTGATTAAATATTTGTGTTCCTCCCTGATTAGCCCTATTTTCATAAGTTTTATTGACATTGTTTCTTTGATTATATGCTGATTCATAACTTGTTTCACCATTGTATGAACTAGGACCTACATTTCCTATGTATTCTTTATTCGTTGTATCTCTTTGAACATTAACTGATTGATGATCAGATACCGTGTAGCCATCTGCACCCTGTCTACCTATATTTAAATATTTACCATCCGTAGCACCTTCGGTCATTTCGCGGTTTGTAGTTCTCGTTCTGTCAGCCGGATTCCAAACAGGGTTTTTGGAAACTGACGCACCAACATTACCAGTAGGTCTTAAACTACCGATTACATTTTCCTTACGAGACGGACGCATTATATCTAATAGTGGAGCAACGACTGCTCCCATTATTCCTTTAACACCACCGACGTTCTCTTGGTGAGTTGTTGTGGAACGATTATTAGGTAATGGTTTGTAACCTTTTACACCGAAATCATTTTTAGAACCATTATTTTGTCCAGAGGCTGATATATTAGTAACATCGTTTGGTCTAAGAATAACGCGATTAGGTTCTTTGTAAACACCCTTAGTGTAACTACCGCCAGCCCCTCCTTGTGAACCTTGTGTTCCGTAATATTCAGTTGATGTATTTAATCTATTAGTATCAGGAACAATTTCAGTACCGCGTGCCGTAGGTGCCTTCTCAATACCTGTTGTTGTGAACCATCTGTCTTTGCCTAATGTATAATATGTGTCTGGGTTATACTGTTCGACTTTACCCTGAGTTCTAACATTACCAGATTCTTTAATATGTGAATTAGCTGGACCTTGATGACCATTCAAATCAAATGTCACCTTCGGGTTATTACCCACGCGTAGTTCATCTACATTTTTTGGTAACCATTTATCGCGCGCTTCCATACCAGAATTAAAACCAACACCACCTTCTCCATTAAAACCTTTACCTAAACCAGGAGCAACTTGTTCGGAAGCAAAAGGTTTGACATTAGATTGACGTAAACTTGGATTCATACGTGATTGAATGAAATCACTTGTATTCGGAGTACCATTTGCAAATTGTATCGAAGAGCTTGGTTTAAAAAGGGGTGCTTGTTCAACCTTTCTGTTGTGTTGAGAACCACCACCCTGCATATTATCTAATGTGCTTTCAGCTTGATTTCCGTCAATTGTAGCACCCTTTACTCTTCCACCAAAATAAGGCGTCATATTATTATGTTTAAATTCATTTGTATTAATGGGTGCTCCTGTTAATGATAATTGTTGTTGAGCACCACTACCTACACTTCCGGGTGGATTAGTATTAACAACACTCTCATAAACACTCGCATCGTTTTGTTTAAAATACTTATCTGTTACTTGATTTGGATTAGAATACTTATTTACATTACTGTTCTCAACAGTAGTTGATACATTTGGAAATTTACTAACATTTAAATTTGTATAATTTGTAGCCTTTTCGAAATGTTGTTTGGTGTTATTGTTAGGAAATATACTAACATCATTATCATTTTCATCATTTTCAAAACCTTCTCTTTCTTCCTTTTTATAATTAGATATGACATATAAAGTTCCTAATGCTATTATTGGTATTGCTACTGCCATTTATATATATACAATATGATATAATATTTATATAAATGTAATTTACAATATTAATTTACTAAATCTATATTTTTTCTTGCTGAACATATGATATCAATGGATTTCCTCCTACACAAATACCTTCTTTTAATACTGTTTTATCTTTTAAAGTGGGATACTTTGCAACATAATTATTTTTTTCTAATATTCGTGTATTCAAATTATTTTGAAAAGGAATACATGTGTTTTCCTGTGGATCATGAGGAAGTATTGACCAATTTACTTGTTCTAAATCTCTCACCTCCCAAGCAGGATGAGTTACACGCGGTTGTTCTGTAATAGGGTCACACACTGGGTACGATATATTTGAACTCCTAACGGCCTTGGTTTTATAGTTATTTCCATTTAAACAGTCTTTATTTGCTGACCGTGTTAAGCCACGTAAATCACTTTCTAAATTAATAGAATTTGTTTTTAAGTTGGCACCCCATTGCTGTAAGCGTAAATATGGATCTTCCATAAAACAAGGTTTATTTCCTGGTCCAGGGGTGTTTAACATATAACGACCACTTCCTGTTATTTCTTGTAATTGTTTTTCAATTCTACAATTATCGTCATAAAATCGTGTGAAAGACATATATATATATTTGATAATATTAATTAAAAGAATATAATGAAATAAAATGAAATATAATACAATGTCTTCTATATGTCTTAATATGATTGTTAAAAATGAATCTCATATAATTAAAAAAACATTGACTAACATAATAAAATATGTTAAATTAGATTACTGGGTTATATGTGATACTGGTTCATCAGATAATACAATTGAAATTATTAAAACTTTTTTTGATGATTTGAATATACCAGGTGAAATTTATAATCATGAATGGAAGGATTTTTCATATAATAGAAATAAAGCGTTAGAATTAGCTTTCAATAAAACAGATTATGTTTTCTTATTTGATGCTGATGATGAAATACATGGAAACTTTAAAATTCCAGATTTAAAAAAAGATGGTTATAATGTAAAATTTGGAGGAGGGTATAATTATAATCGTGTATGTATCATTAATAATAGGAAAAGGTGGAAATATTTTGGCGTATTACATGAAATTATTATTTCACAAGAAAATAGTTATATCGATGAATTAATAAAAGGAGAGTATTATTTTATATCTGGTCGAAAAGGTAGTAGAAACCATAATCCAGATAAGTATACCAATGATTCTATCATATTAGAAAAAGCGTATTATGATGAAAGTGAAGAATGGTTGAAGAATCGTTATGCGTTTTATTGTGCCCAAAGTTATAAAGATTCTAAACTGTATGAAAAGGCAATATATTGGTATAAAAAAACCATTGAATTAAATTGTTGGCTTCAAGAAAAATTTTATTCATGTATTATGATTGCCAACATTGAAGAAATACAAAATAATATTTCAGAATGTATAGCATATAATTTAAAATCGTTATCATACGATTCAAATAGATGGGAAGGTATATATTGGATAGTAAATTATTATTATAACAATAAAGAATATTCTACGGCTAATTTATTTGTTAATGGATTAGATATATCTAATCCAATTGATACACAACATGATAACAGATTGTTTATTGATGAATCTGTTCACACATATAAATTATATATGTTAATGGTTATAATTTCATATAAATTTAACAACTATCATAAAGGACGCAGTGCCTTATTTTTATTATATAACAATTTTGATAATTTAGATATATCTGTCATAAATAATATAATTTATAATGGTCAGTTTTTTATTCCAGAAGATGACAATATTCAATGTTACTTAAATTATACGTTATCTTTTCTTCAAAAATGTATAGACAAATTTCCGGTAGAAACAAATAATGATACAACTAAAATTATTTTGAATAAATATATCAACCATTATAATACATACATTAAAAATACCCCGCTTATTAAATATAAAGTTTCGCCGGATGTAAATAGGAATGATACTATATTAACAATAACATCTTGTAAAAGACCCGAACTATTTAAAAGAACAATTAATTCAATTACATATACATGGAAGGATTTGTCACTTATTCATAAAGTTATTTGTGTAGACGATGGAACTGAAATAAAGGAACTAGAAAAGTTAAAAAATATGTATTCCTGGATTGAGTTTATTGAAAAAACACCCGATAATAAGGGACATCGTAGTAGTATGAATATGATACGTAATATAGTGTTAGGGTCCTCTGCAAAATATTGGATTCATTTGGAAGATGATTGGCAATTTATAAAAGAAAACAACTATGTAACAAAAAGTATAGATTACCTAGATAAATATCAGGATATAGGTGTAAAACAAATTCTTTATAATAAAGGTTATGGGGAAATAATAGAAGATATGTTTTGGAAATGTGGAAGAAAATTGGAAGAAGGATTGCTTTTACATATACAAAACGAAACTCATTCTCCTTGTGGTTATTGGCCACATTATAGTTTTAGACCAGGAATAACCAACGTTGATGTTTTGAGAGAATTGGGAAATTTTGATACAGATAATATTTTTTTTGAGTTAGATTATGCAAATAAATACAATTCTTCCAATTTTAAAACAGCATATTTTGATGAAATTAACTGTATCCATATTGGTAAATTAGCAGGACACCGTGGAAATATTAATGAAAGTAATTCATATGATTTAAACAACGTAATACAAGGCTTATATACAGATGTAAAATACAAAAACACCACCATACAAAAGTATAATAATTCTCTTCCTATCAAAGTTATTAATTTAAAAAGACGAAAGGATAGAAAATCTAATATGAAAAAAATATTAAAAGATATTCATTTTGATTTTAAAGAGGCTGTTGACGGTAATGATTTAAAAACAGATGACCCTAGACTCCACACGTTTGAAGGAAACGATTTTAATAATAACACCGGAACTATCGGTTGTGCTATATCACATATCGAATTGTGGCAAGACTTATTAAAAGATGTTAATAGCGATTATTACATAATTATGGAGGATGATATAAAATTTAGACCAAACTGGTATAATAGATTAATCGATATCGAACAAGAATTAATACATAATGAAACTGTCTTATTAGGATATAGTATGTTTTCCAATAACAGAGAAACATATAAAAATGTTTATGATAATGATAATGATCTAAAATTATATGATTTGAATCTTGATAATTTTATAGGGGGGTTTTTTTGTTATAGTATAAATAAGAGGGGGGTTGAAAGAATATTACATCATCTCAGTAATGTTGGTATTAAACACGGTATTGATTATCTCGTAATGAAAAAAATACCACTATTACAGAAGAAAGAATGTAGACCACATATTGCATTTACAGATTGGAAAGAAGGTAATAAAGATATAGATACAGATATACAAAATTTTGATAAAAGTATTACTATTAATCTAGGGGAATACAATAAAAACGACAACGTGAATACATATATACGCATTAAATTATTGACAAATTATTGTAGTTCAAAGGAAGCTTGCGAACAATTTGGTATAATGGGTAAAAAACATTGTATATGGAATAATATTAAATTGGTTAATGATGATGACTATGACTATTTGGTTATAATTAATAAACCTATATGTGATATATCAAATATTTGTATTTGTCATTCAATACAAGATATGAATATAAAATTTAACAAAGAAAAAACAATTGTTTTTCAGATGGAACCGTGGTGTGAAAATAAAAAATGGGGTGTAAATAATTGGGGTGTGTGGGCAAAACCAAACGAAGACGAGTATATGGCTGTAATTGGGCGTAATACAAACACATATAATAATGTATTTTGGCAACTAGAACAGACGTATGACGAATTACACGAATCACCATTAAAGACAAAGATAATATCATCGATATGTAGTAGTAAGTATTTTGACCCAGGCCACATAAAACGAATAGATTTCTTAAAATATCTAGAATCAAAAACTGACGACTTATGTTTCAGTGTCGATATATATAATCAAAATAATTCTCATAATTTTAAAAATTATAAAGGACGTGTCTCTCCTTTTATTGATAAATCAAAAGGTATAATGCAATATAAGTATTATTTTATGTGTGAAAACAATTTTGAACCAGGATTTATAACAGAAAAACTATGGGAACCAATTCTTTGTGAAACATTGGTCTTTTATTGTGGAGCTCCCGATGTATGTAAATATGTTGACCCGTTAGCATTTGTTCAAATTGATTTAAATAATTTCGAAGAGTCGTTAGATATTATATCTACGGCTATAAAAGAAGATTGGCATACAAAACGGTTACCTAATATTAGACAAATGAAACATAAATTATTGAACGAAATGCAATTTTTCCCTCGTATTGAAAAAATAATCAATAATTACATTGATAAAAAAAAATATGTAATACAAGATATGGAAACTTGTATAACTTATGAAAAAATAATAGAACAATCTCTCAATACATTTATTTATTACTCTGAATACGATATTATTGGGAACGATATGATATATGATTATACTAATATACTCGCGAAAAACGCCTGCATTAAATACAAGAATTGTGTTGCATATAATAGCATTGGGTTTTATAAAGAATCTCTGGGAATAGAACTGCAACGCCCATCTATATTTAATAGCCAACAAGGTATATACGTTAAAAATACTATATTATACGATGAAAATAGTATTTTAAACAACAATGAGGAAAATAATAAAGAAAATAATAAAGAAAATAATAAAGAAAATAATAAAATAGTTATGATAACCCCGTGTTATCGACTGGAAAATTTACAAAAAATATACGAATCTATCGATTTTAATATAGTCGTGAAATGGATAATAGTATATGATGGTAAACATATAACGAATAATCCACAATTATTTATGAATAATAATAACATTGAAGAATATTTATATAGATCAAGTGAAAGTAGTTGGGGAAATGCACAACGCAATTATGCTCTTACTATATTAGCTGAAAAAAAAGCACTACATAATTGTTTTATTTATTATTTGGACGACGATAACATTGTTCATCCAAATTTATATAATGTATTTAAATTTGTGAGAAAAAATAACATATATACATTTGACCAAAAAAGATTATCTAATATAGATGGTTCTTATGGAACTACATTAAAAGGAAACATTATTTCTTGGAAAAAAATAGATACAGCACAGATTTTGTTATATTATCCTTTAATTAGAAATATTAAATGGGATGAATCTATATATCAAGCGGACTATTATTATATAAAAGAATGTTGTGTTAAGAATTATAAAGTTCATAAGTATATACCATTAGAATTGTCTTATTGGAATTATTTGAGAGATAACTGATCTTTTATTTTAATATAATTGCATAGTCGCAGCATTTACACAATAAGTTAAAATAGTTTATTATTTCCTTTTCATTACCATCTTCTAAACTCCAACATCGAATCTCATCATAATTTAATTCTTCTACTATATTTATTAAATTTTGCAAATCATTATTGGCATCAAATAAAAATACTTCACATAATAGGTCATCTATATATTGTTTTACATCCGCATTTTTAATTCGACCGGTACCAATAATTAATACTTGCTTATCATAGTCTGGGCTGAAACGATGGTTAATAAAACGATGTTCGTATTTATTTCGCTTCCATATTTGACTACACTCATTCATATATTTTGTATTTTCTTTGGCACCTTTATAAGCCATTAATGTATTAACGTCATACATTTCATAATATTGGGGCATTATATGAAACGGTCCAATACGATTTATTTCAGCACTTCTAATTAATGAAAAATTATTTTCATTATCATTCATATACTGAATATATCCTAGCTTACATATTTTGGCAACATTTGTATTAGTACATGTTCTTAACAATAATTCGTAATCATCACATATTGGTAACATTTCTGAATAATTTCCTATGTCTAAGAGAAATTGGCGGTCCCATATTCGCGGATGATTTGGACAACATACTAAATGGGATAATGTAATATTATTTATATTCGGTGTTAAGTATACGTTATGCCATCTACCATTGTATTTCATCGAATAATATCCAGCATATCCTTTACTAATAAAATTGCCATATTTTAAAGGGGTTCCGTCCTCTTTCATATTAATGAAATCCATATAAATAAATCCAACATCATTATGTGATACAAAACATTCGTAAGCATCTTGTAAGCAATTTGGTGTGATTTCGTCGTCGTGGTCCAATTCCAAACAATACTTACCTCTACATAGTGATACTACTTCGTTTTTAACATTACCAATTACACCACTATTATCGGAGCGTTTATATAAACGAATTCTATGATCTGTTAATACTTCTCGTAAGTAATAAAAATGACTTTCATTTTCTCTCGGTGTGTCGTCCATAATAACCCACTCCCAATCGTTTAATGTTTGATTTAAAAGACTTTTGTAGGCTCTGTTAATTTTGTCAAATGATTTATAACACGTTGTGAATACAGAAAAAATGGGTCTGGTTTGAATGCGATTTTCTATTACATTGTCGATATAACATTTATTTGTTATTGCATTTATGTAACTAATATCAGGTATACTAACTTCGTGTAACCATCTTTTTCGAAGTCGTTGTGGGATATGTGATAAAATAATATTATATTCGGATTTATCAATACCATACGTTAAAAGTATATGATATTTATTACCATATAACAATTTATAATCATTTTCATCATTTGAAATAGTAATTGAAAAATCTAATTTTTCTGGATTGGAAAACAACGCGTCAATATTACTATAACTATCGTGTCTTATAAATATTATAATGGGATACTTCATAATATTTATAACATAACTAATTTTTAAATTATTTAGATTAATTATCACATATAAAAAATAATTCTAAACAAGGTTCGTACTTATATAGTAAGTAATAACCATAAACTCCCACAAATTGTATTAAAAAAACATGTTTTAAATTATAAACAATACCATGTATGTATACCGGTCGATATATAATATTATTATATACATAACATATTCCCGAAAAGAGTGCGGGAATTATTGTTTTCCTTTCTATAAACATAGCACATACACATAATGAAACATTAACTGATAAAACTATATATTTAATTACTTTGTTATGTGGATTTGCATGAAATATATATCCTAATAATGACACAAAAAGCATTATCTTCGATTTCCACAAATAACCAAATACAGTTATGGGAATAACTCCTGCAAGACAAATATAATTATATTTCATTTATAAATAAATATAATTATGGTTATATATTTATTTATAAATATGTTATTATGAACGCAATGGTCTTTGGTTATTTTCAATTACTAAATTATCTGGCATAATCATTGGTAGGCGTGTGAAGAATTCCTTTTCGGGTAGTTTTTTGAGATGAGCAATAGTATTTGGTTTGGATTCTACTAAGTTAGTAGAATTAATACCAAATAACGCAGACTCAATGTCAATAGAATTAGTAGATAAAGCATCGCGTGATATGAAGCTCGGTGTATAACCAAGAGTAGGCATTGCGGTTTTGTAGGGAGTTCCGTGCTGTGAATGTTGATACAAATCATACCTTTTTGATAGCGTATTTACTTTTTGTTCTAATTCATAATTTCCAGGTGTATTTTTACTGCGTGTTGAAGCCATACGTATATATATTAAAGATTATTAAAGATTATTATAGATTATTAAAGATTTTTAATAAGATTATTTTTGTTAATTGTCTTAATTTCATTTGAATTAACTAAATCACATAAACATAGGTGAACTAAATCTAATAAGTCATATTGAAATAAACCCTTAAATATAGTAATATCATCATCTCCTATAAATTGTTTAATACTCGTTAGTTTATCAGAATTTTTGGCAATATTAATAATGGTATTAATATCTGGATTGGTTTTTACTTTATTATACATATCATTGCTAATTTCATTAATAATGTTATCGTCCCATATATCTAATTCAAATATTTGTAAAAATTGTATGCGATACATATCTTCTTGGTCGTCATTATCATGTTGTTTGTAATTACAAATTATATTAGTTTGATACATAATTAATTTAAAAAATTAATATTTAAATTAATTACAAAATCTTTAATTTATATTTATTTATTTCCTTAGGCATATTCCTTGTCACGAGCAAGTTCGCGGGAAGGAACTCCACCACGAATCCAACCCTTATCGGCAGCCCCTTCTACTAAATTTGCAGGGTTATTAATAGTTGATTGAAGTGATGGAATCATCGGTGTATTGTGGTATTTCATGTAAGATAACTCAGATGATTGTGTAATACTTTTACGATTGTTAGCTAATTCGCCTTGCTGCATCTGGGATTCTAAAACAGGGTTGCTGTTTCCTCTTCCTAGATAAGGAACGGTGGAAAACGGACGTTGAATTAAACTAATTCTGCATCTGGGTTTAGATAACGAAGGCATTAATAATTCTGAGTTTTTGTCAATATTGCAACCACCAATTCCTACCTGTTGACTACCCTTATAATTAACATCTAAGTTGCTTGTGGCAAACTCAATCGCATTGTTCATAGGACAAGCACTACGATAATTATTCAACATATATGTTGACGCGGATGAATTTTGTATTGTTTGTTGACTGTGGTCACACATATCATTACCTATTCTTGTTCCTTGATTTAATGTATAATCATATACGGAAGCCATTATATAATAATATATATATTTTTTTAATAATATATATTAATTTCTAGAACAAGCAATCTCGTTGCCCTCTTTACAAGAAGCCATTCCTCCATAACAAAACTCGGCAAACTTCTTTTGATCGTTGGGTACTTGTGTGTTTGGTGTTGCATACCATGTTCTCATCGACTGATCAAATGAAAAATTATCTCCTAAATCTTTAAACAATCTATCTTCTATTGTTGGGTCATTAAAGTTGTCGGAAACCATTTTTTTTGTTGCATTATTAATATTTTCTGTAACAACTGGATTATAACTAGGAGCAGCAGGTTTTTTTTCTGGATTATCGTGAATATCCGTTAACATTACATTCATTAAAGGATTATTTTTAACAGGCTCACTAAAATTATCTTTTACTAATTCATATATATTACCATCTGTAAATGCTTCGGTTGTAACAACTTTCTTAATAGGCTTGGATTGTATCTTATTTACTAAAACTATTACAACTAAGGTTATAAAACCTGTTATTAACATTTTCAATTCTCGCGTGTATAAAAATCCTACAATTGTTAGTAATATTATTAAACGACTAATAGCATTTAATTTATCATTTTTATCCATGTTTCTATTTGGCCATAATTCTAATATATGTTGTTTGTTTAATAATATTGTTGGATCACTTAACCAAAATTGATTAGTCATATATATATTTATACTTTTTTATTTGTTTTGTTTTCGTTTTTTCTTCTTCTTCTTTTTCTTTGTATCAATTTCTGGATTTGGATTACGAGGTGTTTTTTCATATTTTTCACCTGTACTAAAAATAACATTTTCCAAATCTTCAAATTTTACACCTTCCGATATTAATAATTCCATTGCCGCTTTATTTGCGTTATCAAACATTTCATCCGAAACAGTATTTGTATCTCTAGATTCTGATTTTTGTTCGGCTTTTTTTTTCATTCGTTCCTTTTGTTTTGCTAATTTTATATTTCTTTGCATTTGTGCTTGCATTGCGTTTAAATTCATTTTGTCAGAACCCATGCCTCCCATACCTCCTTGCTTGAACATATTTTGGATATTTTCCATACCAGGCATATTTTTCATATTTTGCATCATTTCGGCTGCTTCGCTTAACAACTCACTTTCTTTAATATCGCCAGATTTAATTTTATCGTCTAATTTACCTCCAACTTTTGTTACTAAATCCATCAATTTGGTGGGGTTTTTAAATAGGCTTTGAAATACATCATTTACAGAAGTTTCGTCATTCATATCCATATTAATATCCGCTGCTGTCTCTTCGGCAATTTCACGTGCTAGATTACCCAATTTTCCATCCAACATTTTATTTAAATGTTCGTGTAATTTTTCAGGGTCTGGTAAATCCTCTGTATTGTTGAACGACATATCGGAAAATACATTTCCACTTGTATCAAAACTTGATTCCATATTAGAAATTGTTTCTTCTAATTTACTCTTAAATTCATCCGTATCAATTGCTTCAAATAGCTTGGCTGTATCTCCAAACGAACTAGAATTTGGAATCTCGGTTACTAATGAAAATAACAATAACTGTAAGTATTTCCATATAGTTTTTCTAGTAGTTTCGCTAATATTTTCTTTCCATAATAGTTTGAAATCTATATCTGGTAATAAATATAATGTTTCATCTCCATCAAATATCTTTTCATTTTGATATAATATATCGAAAAATTTTTCTGGGTATATACCGATACAGTGCTCTTTAATATTATCGATAGCATCATTTACGTTTTCATTTTTAAGGATTGATTGTAAATTAGTATTTAATTTTGTTTTCAATTCTGGAAATGTTACTAACAAATCGTTTGTAAAATCAAAAATAATTTTTCGAATATTTTCAACATCGTCAATTGACTTTTTTTCATCATTGGTCTCCTCGCTGTTAGGTGATTCCTCGGTGTTAACTGCTTCCTCGCTGTTACACGAATCATGCTCGTTTGATGATTCCTCGTCACTCTGTATCCCCTTTTCTAATTTCTCGTAAACATCATCATTATTTTCCATAGTATAGTTTGATTTATATTATATATTTAAATCAAACTATTTCAAAATTATTTATTGTGATAAACATCACATAATTTCGATAAATTTTGAATGTATTTTATTACTTTATCTTGATCTTCTTTTTCCATCTCTCTAACTGGGTCACGTAATATGTTTATTTTATTTAAGATATATTCTGATTCTTTTATATTTCCAATGTCTTTTTTGTAATCCTTGTCTATAAAAAAATCTATATTTCCACCTTCTATTTGATTGCGATATATATTAAGAATTTGTTCTTTGTAAACCTTAATTACCATTTTAGGATTTGCTTTCCTTAATTCTGCAAATGAGTTTTTTACAGTTGATATATCTGTATCATCGGGAAAAACACGCTCAATATCTTCCACCATTTCCATGAAATGGTCGTTAAACCCCTTTAATACTTGTGAACTCATATAATTAATAAATTATATATTATTTAAATTATTTAAATTAATATATTTTATTATTATTTTTGTATTTCTTTATCTCTTTTACTTTGTAAATTTTCAACCGATATTTCACCCACTTTATTTGGAGTGTATGTATCGGGTGGTGTTTCAATATCACTATGCGAATTTAATCCAGCATAATGATGCTGTTGTCTCATTCCACCATTTCCTTGTGCGGATAATTCATCTGGTTCTTGGTCGAGAAAGCTAAAATTATCAGAAGCAACACCAAATCCACCTGTTGCACTATCCATAAAAGAAAATGCATTCGGTTCACCATTGTTCATTGTAGATACGTTATTAATGTTAATTTCTTGTGGTTTTATAAAATCGTTTATTTCCTCACCAAATAATACACGATTTCCTCTATTTAACAACATCAATGCTGGTACTTTGGTTACATTTGGGGGTAATAAAATTTCCTCTCCATCTGCAAGTATTACATTTGTTGAACCATTTGGTTTTCTAACTCTCTTATCTATACAAATAAAATGTATATCATCCTTAATTGTTGTCTGTGATAGTTTTTGTAACAAAGGTTTACAATTATTGCAATAATTACTATAATAAAGAATCGAACTCATTATATAATATAATTTATTTTACGTAATTTATTTTAAACTAATTTAAAAATTGATTTAATTATTTATATATATAATATATTAACCATGGAGCCAAGAATTAGTGATTTGTCACAAGATACGAATTATATGGAATTTAAACTTAGTGGTGTAAATGTTAGTATAGCAAATGCTTTAAGAAGAATAATTTTATCAGAAATTCCAACTGTCGTTTTCCGAACAAGTCCTCATGAAAGCAATCTAGTTGATTTTGCTATTAATACGTCTCGTATGAATAACGAATTAATTAAACAGCGTATTAGTTGCATTCCAATTCACATTATTGATCCTGATTTTCCAATAAAAGATTATATATTGGAATTAGATGTGTTGAATGACACAGATTCTATAATTTATGCTACAACCAACGATTTTACTATTACGAATATTAATAATAGCAAATCATTAACAAAATCAGATGCAAATAAAATATTTCCACCTGACCCGATAACAAATGATTACATTGAGATAGTTCGTTTACGTCCTAAAATATCTGATGTTGTAAATGGTGAACATATTAAATTATCAGCAGAACTAGATATAGGAATTGCTAAAGAAGATAGTGCCTTTAATGTTGTTTCCACTTGTAGTTATGGTGCTTCACTTGATAGTTTAAAAATTAACCAGGCGTGGAGCAATATTATGAAAGAATTAAAAGCAAATGGTAAGAGTAAAGATGATATTGAAAGTTATAAAAAAGATTGGTTGCTACTAGATGCTAAAAGATTGATAGAAAAAGATTCATTTAATTTTAAAATCGAGTCAGTTGGTCCATTTTCAGAAATGAGTATAGTGTATAAAGGAGCTTATGTAATGATTAATAAACTAAAAAAATTTAGTGACAATTTACAAACAGATGAAAATATGATTACAGAGTCTAATAGTACCATTCAACATAGTTTTGATATAACATTAATCGATGAAGATTATACATTAGGTAAAGTACTAGAATATATTTTGTATGAAAAATATTATATTAGTGATAAATCGCAAATAAATGAAGATGAAAATAGTAATGTTCTAACCTATTGTGGTTTTACTAAACCACATCCTCATATTAACAAGTCTTTGTTAAGGATAGCATTTGTATCTAATAAAGAAAAACAAGATATAATTACACTACTAGTAAACGTATCAAATACGGCAACAACTATTTTTAATAAAATTGCCAATGAATTTAAAACAGAATAAATAAAATTATTAAGCATTAAATAATAAAATTTACTAAAAATTATTATTTATACGTTAGTTATTGATATACTTATTTACGAGCATACTTAGTCTTTCTCCTTTTTTTTGATTTTTTAACACCGGCTTTACGAGTTTTTGATTTCTTCGATTTCTTACCACCAAACAGACCATAATTTCCGTAACCACCCTGAGGTGAAAACATACTACCATAACCAGAGCCCTGGTAAGGCATCATAGCATTTCCTAGCCCACTTAAACCTTGTTGGTGATATAATAATGATGATAGTTCTTGTGCTAATTCGGGTAATACGTGGAATTTGGGTTGAGCACCAAGCATAGAACCTAATCCGTTCATCGCACCGTGATTATAATCACCAAACGAACCGGTCATTGCGTTATTACGATACGGGTCTTGATTTGCTAATTGTCCAAGACCAAGGAAACTGGAACCCATGCCCTGGCCGGGAGCACCCATACCCTGGCCGGGAACACCCATGCCCTGGCCGGGAGCACCCATACCCATACCGAGAGCACCTCCTCTTTTAATATTGCCTCCTCTTTGTTTAACCATTATATAATACTTCAATATTTTTTTAATTAACGCACTCCTTCTAAATATAATTTTATTCTAAATATAATTTTATTCTAAATATAATTTAAATAATGTTCACAATAACAACTGTTAAAAATACTATTTGGTTTTCATTACTTATTCAATTAATAACTGGTATAATACCTTTACATACGTTATTTATTAACATAAATGAAAAGCACAATATACTAAAAGATATTTTAATATTAGAAACCGTGGTCCAATTTATTGAAATGTTATTTTACATCTGGATAGCATTTGCTGTATTAAATATTAAAAAAATGGCGTCACGAAGATACATTGATTGGGTTATTACCACGCCTGCTATGTTATTGTCGACAATTATGTTTATGAATTATCAGGAAAAAAAGGAAAAAAATAAATTAGATGAAGAACCTGTGAAAACAAAAGAGTTCTTAGCCGACAATAAAGATAATATCGTAAAAATATTCTTATATAATCTAGTTATGCTTACGTTTGGATATATAGGAGAACAAAATATACTTTCTAAGTTTATATCAATTCCTATTGGATTCGTATTTTTCTTTAAAACGTTCGAATTAATATATAATAATTACGCAATCCATTCTAATTTAGGAGTTAAATTATTTTATTTTATGTTTATTGTTTGGAGTTTATACGGAGTTGCAGCTACATTTAAACCAAATGAAAAAAATGTTAGTTATAATGTATTAGATATTATTTCTAAAAATTTTTATGGATTATTTATTTATTTTCAAATATTACAAATAGGCAATTAATTTATTGATTTCTTTTATTGTAGTTAATTGCATACATTAGTTTAGCAGGTGGTAGCATATTTATATAATCAATTACATATTTCATAGATATAGATTGGTTATTTGGTTTAAGAGTATTTATATATTTTCCATGTAGCTCATACATATTCAATTTGTACTCATATGGATAATATTGGAGCAATTGTTGTTTATGGATAAAGCAATTTACATAATAATTATATAGCAATGTTGTGTAATTTATAATTTCGGTTTCATATGATCGGAAGTTATTATTATCCTCTGGAAAATATTTCAAGTATTCGTCTGTTTGTTTGTTTACGCGTAGTTCCAAGTATCTATATTGAAGTTTTGGTTGATTTCCTCTTAGTTTTCTAACATACTCATATTTTTCATTGCGAATTTTTGTTCTTGTCCCGTTGAAAGGGTTATGAATCACAATGCCAACATTTGTATAATTTTCGTATGTATTAACAATGTTTACAAGTTCATCAAATAATTCAAAAGTATATTGTTTAGGATAATAGATTTTTGCTTTATTAAGACCTTCTTTAATTCCATTTATATCAATTACATCAATAGTCCAAGCGTCATGGCCCGCAACTGTTTCATTGTAAATTTTATAACAAGCAACCAAATACAATTTCATATCTGTAAATGGAATAACTATACGATTGTTAGGATGCTGCATGACAAACGAATAGCTAAGATTTTTATCCAACATATCAAATTCTAGATTCGAAGAATTACATGTTTCAAGAAACATTTGTCTAAATGTCATATTATTCCTATTGAAATAATTTACTTTACCACCAACGCTAGACCTTGTGGCTAGCTCCCATTCATTATTATCATTATCATAAAACATATTAATCATAGTCCCTTCAACATATTCTTCGGCAACACATTGACTAGAATTAAACATAGTTGTAAATAGGTCATATGGATACGATTTAGGAGGAGAATATGTTAGAATTTTTTTTCCTTTACACACGAGGGAACGGTATAGTCCATAAGTATTGATATTATCATTAGTTATTTTTGATTTATCATATCTAATGATATCATAGTTTTCATCGTTATACTTATACGACTTAGTATTAAGCGCATCTTCATTACAGGGAATATAGGTGTAGGTGCTTACGTAGGACATTGTTATGTATATTTAATATTTTTAATATTAATATCAATTTTTTTTTAATAATCATATAAATATCTAGTATAATTATAAGATAATGAGTGATACATCATCTAATAAAGTAAATATTAAATTAGGAGATATGATAGAAATAATTGCTCCCAATGATATTACTATTCACAATATCATTTTTCTTGCTGATTATGTAGGATATACACAAATTACATTAATTAACCTAAGCGATGATAGTGAAGAAGATAAAATTTTATATATAGATAATGGCAATTTTAGAAATGAAAGTATTGAAACTATTAATATTTTGGATAGGTCTGAAATAAGAGGATATGCTAGACAAAACGATTTAATTACAGATACGTGGATAGATGTTCATTTTGATATGGAAATGCCTCTAATTGTAACTGGCAAAATTACTAATTTGGAGGAAGACCGAATAGAAATTACAACATCTGATAAGCAAGTTATATATATTGATTTTTTATATCAAGGAATTCCATTAGATTTACAGATTAAAGAAATAAATATTAGAGATCCACCCACACTTTCTCCGGATACAACAATTTCAGATGTTGACGAAGAATCAAAGAGTAAATCAACAGAGGATGTAGATGCGGTAGATATTGATATAGCAGAAGACGATAATGTGGCTATGGATGAATTCAAAACGAATATCAAAAATTTAATTATGCAAGCTGACCAAATAAAATTCGGCAGCGAGTTAGATGAAATAACAGAATCTGTATATTTGCCAGAATCACAACAACGTTTTGGTATAGAAAAGCAAGTAAATGACTTATTAGATGAGTTGTTATCAACTATTCCAAATAATCAACGGACATATACTGTTCTAAATGAGATTCATAAAATGATTAGTAGGTTCAAAGAATTACGCACAGAATTCTCTATATTTGATGAGTATAATAATGCAGTTGAATCACGAAAAGTTGGTTCAGAACATAAACCGTTAGTCGATACATTAGACAATTTAAATCAAAAACTATATTGGATTCTATTGGTTTCTAAAAATAAAAAGAAAATTTATAATTTAGAAAATGTAAGCGATGAAGATTTTAATGATATTATTCCTCTGAATACACAAGAAATAGTTAATCAGGAAATAGACGTCTACAATAAATATTTAGAAAATGATACACCAGATAGTCAAAATAAATATATTTATTTACAACGCGAATTGAACAATTATAGTAAACCTTTTCTTCCACCATCTAATACAAATGATGTATTGGCTGTTAAAGAACCAAATACTAATTTACTAACCGTAGTGAATAACTTAGAAGAATTTAAATCATCTGCACTAGACAAACAAATGTTAAGTCAAAAAAAGTTTTTATTACAAGTTCATATTACAGGAGAAAGTATATTAGAAACACATAAGCAAAATACTATAATTACTACAAAAAAGAAACAAATAATACCAAATGAGGAAATTTATATTAAATCAATATTAACACTCCCCGAACCAACAGTTCGTTTTTCAAGAATTAATTTACCAACCACAGATATTGCAACTAGATCGAATTTAAATAATAATTTTATAAATTATTGGTTACTTATTAAAAAAACATCTATTGTTTCATCTGTATTTGTAAATGATGTCTCAAAACCAATTGATATAGATGAAAATACTTATTTGTCTGAAAATACCGAATATGTTCCTGATTTATCGATTGAAGAAAATAGAGATTATAGAAAATTCTTAGAAACAATTATTCCAAAGACAAGAGTTTTATTCAATCTTACAAAAAAATATATAACTAATAACTTGTCGATATATGAAATTCTTAAATATATGGAACCCTTTATGATTTACCAAAAAGATATTACATTTAAACAATATCAAGATTTTATTGGATTTATTAAAAGTGAAATAAACATCGTAAAAAGCAATTTCGTAAATAATAATAAATTACTCAATAATCTAAAAGTAAAATCATCAAACTATAAATCCGAATTATTAAATATATTATCTAGAAACGATAGTAATATTTATGATGAAGTAATACAGGAATATAATATTCCGAATATTAATAATTTAAGCGACGGAGAGATATATAATAAATTTATTAATATTGATAATGGTAAGCTATACAATATTGCTCTTTGTTTCAGCGTAGTTAGTTTGATGATACCAGATGGTGTTGAAAAACTGGATGAACTTAATAAAATAGTAAACGACGAGGAGGCCAAAACTGTAAAAGATTGTAATAAACATATCATAGCTAAGAAATATATAGAGTTGGATGAATTAGAAGACGATAGTGGTGTAGATGTATATTTTGATAAAAAATACGACCCTACCTATTATGATATCATAAACGAATATGATAAAGAATTACAGGAACTAGGGGATGATACAGTTGACAATAAAATAGAGTTTTTATCTGAAAAACTTCAAAAAACAAATGGATTTAGTCTACAAGATTCTCTCCGCGAGGCACGTTCAATTTTACAGAAGAAACGATTAGTAGAAGATGGTGAATATGCTATTTTGGAACAACTAACAGAAAATGGAACAAATATTTACTACTATAAACGTTCGGGAAGGGTTTGGTTACCTGACGAAAATATAGATTCAAGCGTATTTACATATGATAGTAAAACATTTTGTAATTTGGATACAAATTGTGTAAATATTAATAATAATTGTGAAGATATTAGTGATGGTAAGTCTGTTATCGAGGGTAATAATATTAAAAAAATATTAGACGAATTTGACGTTAATTTTAAACAAAATATACAACAAATCAAAAAAAATATTGAGAATGAATACAAATTAGCTGTTACAAATATTAAAAAATTAACACAAATAAATGAAAATAATAGATTGTTAAATAATAATGAACAATATAATATTGGATTATCATTGGAACAATTTGAGCGCATTAAATCCCCATATGAGAAATTGCGAGATAGTATATTGGGTCAAAGTGATTTTGTTAAAAAACAAAATGATATTGCTAAGTTTGGAAGAGCGTTTACAAGGCCAGCAAATGATGGTGAAGACAAATGGTGGTTATATTGTAACGCTACTAATGTCAAAATACTTCCTATATTTATAAATAAATTAGCCAGTGCTTACATAGATGGTGATAATTACATGAGTGTTATGGATGATATATGTAGTGTGCAAGGTGAAAAAAGCGACGATGACGCATACATAGTTGATAAATACAGCGGGTATAATATAAAGGCTATTCAATTTGATGTAAGCGAAGGTTATTCTGAAGATGGTTATAAAATTAAGAGTAGAGATGTATTGGAAGAAGAATTTAATTACTCATTGACAGAAAATGGAAAAACAAAAAGGGAATTTGAATCACCAGAAACAGAGAAAATATTCAAGGTAGCTAATGCTATTGCCAAATATATTGGTGTAAATTTAGATTCACATATTGATTTCATTACAAGAAATGTTGTTTTAATGAGAGAAAAAACAATGTCATCAAAAGAAAAATATATGCAAACACAGGCAAAAAAGAAGAAGGTAATTCCATATGAAAAAGCTTACAACTCCCATCTAATAGTTATAACCTTGTCATATTTTATCATATCAATACAGACAAGCATTCCGCCTATCAAAACTAGAAAACGTTTTCCGGGTTGTATTAAATCATTTACAGGCTATCCTATGTCTGGTGAAGAAGACCTGTCAGGTATAACATATCTTGCATGTATTACAAATAAAATTAAGAGTTCAATTGAACCATGGGATGCAATTAAAAAAACAAAAATAGAAGATATAGTTACTAAAATGCAAACACTAATTAAAAAATATATCATAAATACCCAGGAAGTAAAAGATAAGATAAAAGAAAAGATATTATACAATAGTCTAAACGTAAATGAAGATGAAATCCCAGAATCATTGGATCTTCGTTTATGGAATAATTACCTTCCACAATTATATCCAACGAAAATCAAATCTTTCGAACAGGTTTCAAAGGCATTTATAGATGAATTAAAAACAAATTATAAAAAAGGTTCGAAACAACAACATGAAAAAATAAATGTCTTACGGAGCAAGATAATATACTCTACTATTAAAATACAAGAACTCGTTGAAAACATAATATCAAAGAAAAAGGGTATACTTACTAATAGTTCATTTGAACCATTTTTAGAAAATTCATGTTGTGATAGTGGTGAAATTAATACTTTGCAATATTTCATAAATGCTAATAATGAAATTGCAAAATTAAACAATGATGTTGTTCAAACACAAAATATATTAGACGACTTAGAGCGTCTTAAAAAAGCAAATACTATAATTATTAGCAAAGATACAAAAATAAAATATCCAGATTTGCCTAGTGAGTTTTCCGATGAAACAATATATATGGCTTTTATACATTATTGTAGATTTAATTCAAATATTCCATTAATGAATGAAGAAATTCGTGCCATATGCAATGAGAAACCTATATCATTTGATAACAAATTAGAAATAAAAAAACAAATCGTAAAATTAAAAGATCAAGGATATTCATATACATCCAAATCGTTGAATCAATTAATAGACTTGATTAACAAGAAAAATATGGAGACTTTACAAGTAAATAACGTTGTATTTAATAACGTAAGTACAATTGAAAGTATATTAAATTATGCTGATGAAAATAATTCAACTGTATTACCACCTATATTTATCGGTAAGTTTCAAGAGCTAATTAGTAATTATCAAGACGGTGAATTGATGGAAGATACAAAAGAGATGGAAGATATGAAGAATTATTTATATGTAGCAAATAACTCTATGAAAGATGAAATCATTAAATTTATTAATGATAAATCATTAAAAAGACCAAATAAAAAAATAATTGAGTGTATTAATACGATTACTAATTTTACTTCTACGGGAACTAATATATATATTGATGCTACTGACGAGACTACTCACAAAATGATTAATTACATTAAATTAACTATAAGGTCTATTTGTAAATTATATCCAGCTATGATTATAAATGATGTTGATTATAAAAAAGTATTTCCACCAAAACATTGGAAATTATCAAAAATTCATAAAACTGATTTTAACAAAATGATAAATAAATATTACGACCCCATTAATAGTTATAATAACGACAATGATATTAAAATAATACTGCAGGAAATATATGATTCAACAAATATAATATATGAATTATCAGAGAATACGCTTTTTAATACTCCTTATATGAAAAATAACACTATGTTTTATTCAGTGTTCGATAGAAAAATGAGCTTACTTTTATTCCAATATTATTTTTATTCAATACTGAAAGAACACATTAATTTATTGGATAATAATTCATTATTAACCGAAATCGCATTATCGAAGAAAACCAATTCATCAGAAAGAGAGATAATTCCTAACGAAGACGAGGATTTACTAGTTGAAATAGAAATCATATCCGGTGAAAAATCATCGCTGTCTGAAAAAGTTGCTTCGTTATTGAATAGCTATGCGAATATTATATGTAGCCATAAGAACGATATTAATTATAATTATGACGAAGTAATGAGCTTAGTGCATAGAGCAGGACAAAAAGAAAAGGATGGTATTACAGACTATTTTAAAAATTTAACAGAAAGTGAAAGAGAAATCCAAAATTATTTCAAAAAGCACAAATTAGAAAAATGGAGCAAGGGTCTACAAAAAGGACTACGCGTTTATCAGGAAGATACGTATGATGATGAGCGAAAACAATTAGAAGAACAAGCAATAAATGATATTAAAGTTGGAAATAATGACGCTGTGACCGATATGGTAAGAAATATATTTGATGTGGAAAATACAAATAACAGACAAGAAGTCGAATTTATAGAAAATCAGGAATATAGTTTAGAACATATTGCAGAAGACGACGACTATGGCGAATTGGATGGCGATGAAGGGTTTTAAGTATTGATATATTTTTATTTATTTGAATCAAATAAATAAAATCAAATCATATAATATATGAATCGCAATATTATACGAAGGAATATTACATCAGTTTCAATAGTAATTTTTATTATATTATACACATTAGTTTTATCATTCAAACCAGCCTTTATTTTTAAAAATGACGGTAATCTAAGAAATTTTGGAATAGGTTTTAGAGACAAAACAGTGATACCGGCGTGGTTACTTGCTATAATATTAGCTATTATCTCTTATCTAATAGTTCTATACTACATAGCATTACCCAAATTATTACGTTAAACTGTTGTTATGTTTTCATATTTATTTAATTTATATCTTATTTAAATTATAAAACAGTTTTACTTAATTCTTGTAATTTAGATTCATTGTAATTACAACCCGAATTTATAATGGAATTTGTAGCAATCGAAATAACTAATGAACCAGATAACATATACCAAAAGAATTTTGCAACCGACTCTTTTAGATATATCATATCTTTTAGACGATCTAATTTAGAAGGTTTATTATCGCCTTGGGGTGTATCATAACCATCTTGCAGTAAATCTTTCATAGAATTTATGAATTCATCAATATTTTGCATCGTAATCTCATTTATTAACAAGGATTGATTACCGTATATATAATTTATTGTTTCTCTCGCTTTTTCATTATTTGAATTATCGGGAGTTTTGAATACTTCTTTAATTTTATCTTTTACACCAAATAAAGTTGTTATTAAATAACCAAATGTATTTGAAAAAGGACTTAACCATCCTGGAAAAATTAATATCATTAAATTTAATATACCAAATATTAGGACCCATGGGACAATAGTAACATACACTGCTGTTGTATATTGGTATGTGTTATTACACATGCCAGCGGTTATATTCAAATTAAGTAAATACTGTGATAAACCCAATAACAAAAAATAACCAAAATCAAGGGCATGAGATGCTGTTTTTGATTTCTTTTGTTTTGATGGACGACCAAGCAAGTAACTTATAAAAAAGTATACAACAGTAATAATTATAAAAAATGTAAATCCAATTTGTGTATCAATACCTTCCATATAAATAATGTGGACAATATATTTTGAAATAATACTATATATATTTAATGGATAGTAACCCTATTTTATGTGAACCGGGTATTAAATATTTATTGAAAAGTTCTCTAAATGAAAGTCATAAATTTAAAGAAAAATATATTAACTTTTTTTTCAATGTTTCAATGTTAATATTTTTTATAGTAATACTTTGTTGTATACTATATTATAGATACAAAGGTAGATTAACACCAAGTGAAATAGCCATTAAACAACGAAGAGAAAAAGAGTATATTGTTTCGAAATTACAACAATTATCGGCTATTAAAACAAAAAACAATATGTTAACAGATTTGCCAACATTCGATACATTTTAAATGTTATAATAAGTATATATGAACGATAACGTTTTTAATGCTATTGATAATTATTATAAATTAAAACAAAAATATGAACAACAATTAGAAAATAAAAAAAAACCGATTCGAAATAATACAGATTTAACAAAAAAAGAAAAAAAAATAAAATTCAAACAGATTAAAATAAATTGTATAAATTGTGGGAAAAAAGGAGGTAGCGTATTTACTCAAAAAAACAATGTATTAAGTGCCGTATGTGGTAATACTACTAAACCGTGTAATTTAAATATAAACATAAATCGTGGTGATTATACTAATATATATAATACAGAAGGACTAATCCAAAAAGACATTGAAAGTATTAAAAAAAAAATAATGTTGTTAAAATTAGATTTGTTATTTAATTATGCTGATGAAAGTGTTATAATCAAAGAATTTAATATTGAAAAAAAAAATATTAGTAATCTTACACAATCTTTATTAAGTATTCGTAAACAATATTTATCTATTATTGACAATCAAGAGGACAAGCTTTTTGTTAATGATGGTAATATTAAAATACAGATTTTAAAAGAGCAATTAAAATCATTAGTTGAAAAGTATACCGATAATAACAATAATGCTTTTATTAGTGAAATAATAGAAACTTATATTCGGGATATAAGACCATTATCAAGAGAGATACAACGAAAATCATATAATCACATGGAAATATACGATAATATAAAGGAAAATAAATATGAACTATTGCAAAATAAATATAACAATGCTGATTTACATATTGCTATTAATAACACCAATGAGGCAAGAATAATTTCTAATAAACAATGATTTTAATAATTAGTATATATATATGAAAATTAAATCAATTATTAATATGCCTGTTTTTATTGCTAGTTTATGTATAGGTTTATTATTCGTATACTTATCAAATCCGCCTCCTACTGTTATATATGTTTATCCAACACCGGATAATATAGATAAGGTTGAATATAAAGATAAGGCTAGTAATTGCTTCAAATTTGTTTCGGAAGAAGTTTCTTGTCTAGGTGAAAACATCAAAAGTATTCCTATTCAAAAATAATACAATATTTATATATAATATATGTTTAAGAATATCCTCACAATAGTAAATACTAAATATGGTAAAATTATTATTTCTATTATTCTAGGAATAGGATTAGCTAGTATATTTAGAAAATCTTGTGATTCGCGTAATTGTATTATATTTAACGCGCCTTCATTTGAGGAAGTAAATAAAAATATATATAAACACGACAATAAATGTTTCAAGTATAAAGAAGAAAATGTAATGTGCAATAATCAAAAAAAACAAGTTGTGATTGCGTAAAAAATTTAATATATTTAATCACTTAACTATATTAAATATGGCTACTACAAATTTAGATGATTTACCAGTTTCGGGCGAAGGCAATTCTAACGTAAGTTTGCAAATTACAGAACAAAATAAAGTGGTTGATAATTCAGTTAGCAAACTTCAAGAACAAAGAAATAATGAATTAAATAATGTAATGCCTCAACAAGGACCGCCTCAACAAGGACCGCCTCAACAAGGAGCGCCTCAACAAGGAGCGCCTCAACAAGGAGCACCTCAAAATAATGAATCTATGGATGTTAATAGTTTTATAACAGGAATACAAAATGCAGCCGCAAATGGTGGTTTACAATTACCTTCAAGAGACATTCCACAGTCACAAACACATCTTACACAAGATGCGGCATTAAAACCAAATTATATTCCTGATAATAATAACACTGATTACATAGAAAATAGCTATAATCATAATCAGATTGTAGACGAACACAAAAGAAAAGAAGTAAATAATAATAATTTAGATTCGTTATATGACGATATTCACATTCCTATTATTTTAGCAGTAATTTACTTTGTTTTTCAATTACCGATTATAAAAAAAAATACATTGAAATATATTCCTTCTCTCTTTTCAAAAGATGGGAATTATAATTTTGTAGGTTATATTATAACTAGCATGGCTTTTGCTAGCACATACTATTTTATAATTAAAAGTTTAGAATACTTAACTATTTAATTTAACTATTTAATTTAACTATTTAATTTAACTATTTAATTTAACTATTTAATTTAACTATTTAATTTAATTATATTAACATTACTTTGTTGCGCAAAATAGTTTATCAATTCATCATTATTATAATTATTGCTATATTTAATTTCACTAATACCGGATGCACATAATATTTTCATACAATTAATGCATGGATAGTGTGTTATGTATGCAGTTGCACCAGCACAACTGACACCTCTTTTAGCACAGTCGGCTATTGCATTTTGTTCTGCATGAACAGTCGCCATTTCGTGTCCATCGCGTAATTTTTGTTCGTGTTTGGAACCAGGTAAATAACCATTATAACCTTGTGCTATTATTCTATTATCATTTACCAATATACATCCTACTTGCAATCTCTGACAAGGAGAACGTTGTGCTGTTAGATGAGTAAGATTGCTAAAATATTCTTCCCACGATGGTCTTTTATTCATTATACTAGTTATTTAACATTATACGTTGATATATTTTTAAATATTTATTTATTATTTATATGGCAAATGAGTTATTGAATATTTATATTAAAACTCTAATTAATAATGTAAATATTGAAAATATTCCAAAAGATATAGATATTATATTTGATGGTGGTGCGTTTAACGGTGGAATGGGATTTGGTATAGCAGTATATTTGAAGGAATTGGAAATAACACACAATATTAAAGTTAGACGCGTCTCTGGATGTAGTATTGGGTCAATAATCGCATTATCATACTTAATAGATTTAAAATATGATATTAATGATGTATTTATTTCTACTTGCAAGAACTTTAAAAAAACCTTTAATCTTTCTGTATTTAAAACTCATGTTAAAAAAATTATTTATGATAATCTAACAGACGATTTATCTTCAATTAATAATAAATTATATATTACGTATTATGATGCTATCAATTATGAACATATTATGGTTTGTGAATATGAAAATAGAGAGCATTTACTAGAATGTCTAATGAGATCGTGTCATATTCCATATATTACTAGCACTGTTTTTAAATATGACAATAAATATATCGATGGTGTAGCACCATATATTTTTAGAGACGGAGAAAGAGATGTCTTGTTTATCAATATGGTAACATATAAAAATTATAGACGTACTTTAAATATTAAAAATGAAGAGCATATAAATGAACGAATGATAATTGGTGTTAACGATATAAATAATTTTTTTACTATGGGGAAATCTGATATGTGTAGTTATTATGAAAATTGGTCTTATATTTCTATTTTAATATTAAGATTACGTTTATTAATAGTATTTATTATTTTATGGATAGTAGACATATTGATTTATATAAAGTGTTCATTGCCTAATAATTTAATTGAACATTCAATAATGAAAAACTTATATTCAGTGTCTAGTGAACTATATTCTGATTTCATGTATAAAATAATTAATTAATATTTTAAGATAATTAATTATTAATATAATCATTAAATACTTTTTCAGTATAATATGGTTGTAAAGGGTCAAATGGATAACAATAACATTGATTATCGTGTTTATATGTTCCTAATTGACCATTGACACAGTTACAATAGCTGTCGGATATAACGGATTGTACTGGTGTTTGTATGCAAAAATCTTTTGGATATCCTTGATTTAAACAATCGGTAAATGATTGATAACCTTCGACTATTTGTTTATTATAAATGTTGTATGTATTATAAGCCATAACAAAAAATATAATTAATATTAATAATCTCTCTATATTCATTATATAATTATAGTCCTAGATTTTTTTTAATTTTGTTGAAAGTTGATTTTTTTGTTTTGTTCGTTTTACTTGTTTTCCTTTTGGTTTGCTTTGTTTTGGTTTTCGATTTTTGGTCTTTTTTTTCATTTGGTGTATATCTCAAAAAATACTCTTCGTATTCTTTGCTATTTCTCTTATTTTTTAATTCTTGAAATTTAATACCTTTATTAGCTCGTATATCTTCCATTGTATCTTGTTTTCCGTAACAATTAATACTAAATCGTTTTAATAAACCTTTCTGTTTTAATCTATTTTGTGATTGAACAACAAATAAATATTGAGACATACAAATTAATCTGTCTTTATCTAAATATGGTCTATTTGCATATAGAAATGCTAAATAAAAACTCAACATAGTATCAATAGACGCAACCTTAACACTTTTGTTACTCACTTTAATTGTATTATAACTATGGCATGCTAATGGTTTATATATAACACACAGTGTGTCTTTGTCTACTATAATTTCATAATGTTCTGCTATTAATTCTCCGATTGGCTTACGCTTAACTATCTTAATTTTATTATATCCTATTTCATTTAATTTTTCTTTAATTAATATGGTCGATGTTTCCGGGTCTTCTGACAAAACATCGAAATCGGGTATGTTTTGTATTTGTCGTCTCTGTTTGTAAGGCATATATTTACCATATAATGTACTTGCATATCCGCCAAAAAAAACCAATCCTTGATCAATAATAGAGTCTCTTAGTGTGTAGTATAATTTTTGTTCTTCAGACGTGTCACCTTCAAAATCGCGTTGAAAATTCAATAAATCACACCGTTCGTTATTTAATGGATAATTTTTATTTAATAAAATTAAACGCTTCAATACCTTTTCCCATCTACTAACATCACCTGCGGGTCGCGATAGTTCTAAATACATTCCCATTCTTAAGAAATTAGGAGGCGAATATAAAATACCATTTACCTTGATAGCCTCTTTATTGAGAGATTTGAAAATTTCATTATCCAATAAAGTTATATCTGCTACAGGTATAAAATTAACAAATACCTTATATGTTCCAGCGTGAACACCAGATTTAGCCTCTACATCACTATAACCCGCTTTAACATATATATTAGCCAACTCCTTTGCGTCTTTAACAGGGTCGGTTGAGAAAAAATCATAATCTGGTATATCTACATCCTTGTTATAAAATTGGTCCTCGACAGGCAATATATTATTAATAGCTGTACCACCATAACAAATTAATTTATTATTTCTTATAAAATTTTCGACTATTAAATTAATATCTTTTATAAAATCAGATTGTGCCATTTTTGTACTAACACGCGTTTCTGCGTCATCAACAGCTTTTCTCAATATTTCTAATTCTTTATCTTCAAATGATAAATTCGAGGACATATATATTTCTATTATAAAAATATTTTTATATAAAATTGTTTCCTGATGATTGAAAATTATTTCTAGCTTCATTGAGCTCGCCGGCAGTTTGTGCATCTAAATTAATTACAACAGTAGGGTTATTGGAACGCAATGGTTTTGGTTTCAATACGAATGACCCACCCTTGCTATTAAAATCATTATGATATTGTTGTAAAAATGAATCATTATATTGAAAACATTGTCCAATAAACTGAAAACCATAACCACTAATACCAGCAGGGTCCTGTTGTTTGCCTCTATGTGATAATTCTTTCCAATCTACGTTAGTAGGAGTATTTCCTTTATTTGGTAATACAATTGACATACGTTCCTTATTGTAATTTTTGATATTTTCCATATCACCGGCTAATCGAGCTCCATCCTGTCTATAAAATCGCATATTTTCAGTTCCGCTAATTACATTTATATACTCATATAATTTAGAATCTTCAACATTTATTGCGGTGTTATTATTATCGTTTACTTTGTTAACAATTAAAACTATTTTACCTAATAAATCTTTAATCTTTGTATTACCTAAGTCCTTTCCATTATACTCATAACTATATTGACGTGTCAATATTTTCTCAGAAAAACTATTATATAATGTATCCGCCATACTATCAAATACTCGTGTATTCGACGTTTTTATTCTAAAGTGTAAAATCATTGGATCGCCTGCAACACCACTGGCCCCATCAGTACTACCATTAAATGCCATTGCTCTTATTTTTTCCATTACAGAATCAAATGATAAATAGTTGTATGTTTCTTTAATATTGTGGTCATTTACAGACGATAATGCTATAATTGGTTTATTATCAAATGAATATACTTCGAAATCTAAACATCTAGCTCCTAATTTTATACAGTTTTCTAGAGCACACATATCAACAAAATCGTGTGAATATGACCCACTAGCACAACAATTATATGCCGTTTTAATATAAAAATCGCGTAGGCGATAATCACCTACCTTTTTACGTTTATCTTTTCCCGTAGTTAAATCTTGTTCATCACCATAATCAGTCATATTTTCATAATCGTCCATTTCATTATCTTTTGTTTCTTTCAATGACTTCAAATCATTTGCATAATTAATATCATAATTTTTATTAATTGTAGAACAATTTGCACCTCTTAGTGTAATTTTTGTATATGACCAAATAAATAATAGAAATATTAACATAATTCCAACTACAAAAACCCCTATTTGAACTAATTTTGCTTTTTGTAAATCTTGATACTTTCTTAAATTAGTAATGCTACTCTTTATCCTATCTTCAATATTTTTGGAAAAAAATCCACCCATACTGTTTATTATATTATATTATTATTTAATTAAAATAATAGAGTTAAATAATAATATAAATATTATATATTATGCCTGGTGGACTTATGAATCTTGTTGCCGAAGGTAATCAAAATATAATATTAACTGGTAATCCTAGTAAAAGTTTTTTTAAGTGTACATATGCTAAATATACAAATTTTGGATTACAAAAGTTTCGCGTAGATTATGACGGATTAAGGACCTTACATCCAACAACATCGTCAAATTTTAAATTTAAAATGCCTAGAACAGGAGGCGATTTGATAATGGATACATATCTAGTTGTAAATTTACCTACAATATGGAGTCCTATTATTCCACCTGATATAATTAATGAAGAGCCTGCCACTTCTAATAATTTAAATAAATGGCGTCCGTATGAATTTAAATGGATAAAAAATATTGGTTCTCAAATGATAGAGCGTGTTCGTTTTACTATTGGTGGACAGGTAATTCAAGAATTTACGGGACAATATTTGTATAATATGGTTGAACGGGATTTTGAAGCGTCCAAAAAGGATTTATATGATAAGATGACTGGCCATGTTCCTGAATTAAATGACCCAGCCAATGCTTACGATAGATTAAATGTATATCCTAATGCGTATTATACCGAAAGTAATACTGGTCCGGAACCTTCGATTCGCTCGCGGTCATTGTATATTCCTCTAAATATTTGGTTTACAATGGCCTCAAAAATGGCATTTCCTTTGGTCGCGTTACATTATAACGAATTTCACATAGAAATTGATATTAAACCTGTGAAAGATTTATATGTTATTCGTCACATTCCTACTGATGATGACCCAGGAAGTTATTATCATCAACCAAATTACAATATAGAACTCGAACAATTATATAGATTCTTACACCCGCCTCCTAGTCCAGAGCTACACCCAGACGAGTTTACAGACAAACGGATAAATTGGGATACTGACATACATTTAATAAGTACCTATGCTTTTCTCTCCGAAGATGAACAACGTGTTTTCCAAGAAAAAGAACAAACATACTTAATAAAACAAGTCTATGAACATAAAATTAACAGTATAGTTGGTAGTCAAATTGTTGAAATAGAAACTCGTGGTATGGTTTCAAGTTGGTTGTGGTTTTTCCAACGTAGTGATATTGCATTAAGAAATGAATGGTCTAATTTCACAAACTGGCCATATAGTTTCTTACCGTATAATTTAGTGTATCCAGACGATGAAAATGTAAATAGTAATGAAAAATTAAATGTTGGAGGTTATTCAGAATTTGATAAAGTTAGTCCGGAATTTGATTTTGAAAGTGATATTAATGAAAAAATAACACATTTTAATACTGCAAATATGATTACGGGGCGCTATTATACAGAAAATCAAAAAAACATAATGGAATCGTGGGGATTATTATTGGACGGTAAATATAGAGAAAATCCACAAAAAGTTGGCGTATTAGATTATATAGAAAAGTATACACGCACATCAGGTAATGCCAAAGACGGTATTTATTGTTATAATTTTTGCTTAAATAATAATGTTGGTGAATACCAACCAAGTGGTGCTATTAATTTAACTAAGTTTAATAAAATACAATTTGAATTAGGATTAATAATTCCACCTATGGATGCTAGTGCCGAAGTTCAGCAAATATGTAACGAAAACGGTGAAATAATTGCTTTTGATAAAACGCGTGATAATATATATGAATATACTTACGATATGACTGTATTAGAAGAGAGATATAATGTTTTAACATTTTCTTCTGGAAATGCTGCGCTATCTTATGCTCGTTAATTATAAATATGACTATTATTTATAATTAAATATAATTAAATATAATATGGTGCCGGTCCACAATACATAAAATCTTTATGTCCAGTCGGACCCAACCAACAATTACTATCGTCATTAAAAGCATTCATTACATTATTTTCAGCGTTACTAGAATCATTTTCGGCGTCTGTACCTGTACTAGCACCGTCACCACCTGTACTAGCACCGTCACCACCTGTACTAGCACCATCACCACCTGTACTAGCACCGTCACCACCTGTACTAGCAGAACCATAATCAATGTCATTTAAACCACCATCTTGTTTTGATTTAACATTGTCAACTCCTCCATTTGTTGATATACTATAATTATTTGCTTTGTCCGGTATTTTATTTAATTTATTTTTGAATTTACATCTACCAGGAGAATTTATAGTTTCAGAATATTCTTTACCGTCTTCATCTATCCTTATTCGAGAATTATCACATTCCATTTCAAAAATAGAATACCCACAACCAAAGCAACAATTATCGTCACTGCATACTAAATCGATTAATTGTTTCTCGCCATTTTTACATACAAAAGGACATAATTGATAATCAATCTCGTTTCCATCTGCGTCTTTACCCTTTTCAACTGGAAGACAATTCCCAGCCGATTCTACGATAATGTCGTTTTCTGTATTCAAATATACATTTGGTTCCCTGCAATCATCAGTACATTGATTATCATCAACACTATTTCTACATATTTTACAAACATTCTGGTGATGTGACTTAATACGAACTTCTTCTACATTCGATTCGGTAGATTCAGCACTGTCACTGTATATAATATCATATTTATTATTGTTATCGTTTTTGTGAATAGCACTAATAGTTCCCGGTGTCCAGATATCTTCATATGTTTTTTCTCGGAGATATTTTTCAACAACTTCACCGTCACTTAAACCACTCCCATCATCTAATTCTGTTTTCATTACTTGAATAGATTTCATTACTTCTACATGAATACCAATTTCTTCAAATGGAGCAGAAAGACAACCTGTATCATGTCCATATTTTTTAGAATATTGAGCAAAAGTAACTTCATTGTCATTTAAATTTTCATAACCTTCTTTACTGTTTAAAAAAAATGTTTGTATTAATGAAATTAATGTAAAGATTACACAAACAAATAATAATTTATATTTGAATTTCATACTATATTTTATTATAAGATAAAATAATTAGGCTGAATCTTTTACTTAATATATTATATATATATAAGTATGGATGCTTTTTCAAATATATTCAGTATGAATAAAGGTAATGCAAAGAAAGCCGGGAATTTCACGTTTATTACAAACTACTTTAAAGATCCTTCAAAACAATTAAAAAAAGGGTCTGATTGGAATCAGAATCGGTGGAAAGAATTCTTTATGGGTTGTTTTATCTCATTATTTGCAGTAATGTATATAGGTGTAGTTTGTGCTAATTTTATATTTTTTTCTAAATTACCAACAGAAAACATTCCAGGAGAGGAAACAATTCATACATATTTCCCTGTTGCCGCAGATATTTTTTCTTATCCAGTATCAGACCGTGATTATGGTGATTATCAAACCGGAACAACAGATGATATAGAAACAAAATACGGCGGACATTTAAGAAAATTAAATATTCCACCCACAGGTTTTGGTGATAGCATGTTCATGAGATTTCCTTATAATTTAATGGATTATGACCCAGAAATGACTGATAATTGGGTAAAACAATTTTTTTATGGTAGATTGTCTTGGCTTGGTAGAACTGTTGCAGCAACGTATATTTTTTGGAGGAAAATAATACAAGTTGTATTAACAGGTACAAACAGTGTAGGTAATTTTTTGAAAATTCTGATAGCGTTAGCAACTGTTACTGCAGTAGTAGCAGGACCTATGTTTTTACTATCTTTGGGAAAACAATACAATGGACTAAATTTTACAGGATTTTCATCAATCGTAATAGCATCAATATTCATTATTAGTATTACACAGGCGCGTACCGATCGTGCAGAGTCTTATTTATGGGCTACATTGGGTCCAATTTTTCAATTTATATTGATGATAATTTTTGACATACCTATGTTAACTACATTTGCTACAACCATAGCAGGTTTTGTAATGCCTCTACAATTTATATTTACATTTTTGTTACCATTTAATGCGATTATGAATCACGGACAAATATTGGATAATATGGGGGAAATTACTGGCGCATTAGGTATAATATATACAGCTTTTTGTGTGTTATTTGCACAGATATATTTGAATAAAACTGTATTTTCAGGTATGATATTGGTAATTATACCGTATTTATTACTTCAAATAGCTAAGTTTTTCAAATGGTTAATTAAATCATTAAAAACCAAAAGCGAATAATACATTTATAATGTATTATATTTGAAAATTATTATATTTGAAAATTATTATATTTAAAAACTATTATATAAAAAAACTGTTATATAATAATTAATGAGTAATTTACAAAATACATTGCCGTTTGTTAGTATATGTACACCAACATTTAACAGACGACCATTTATTCCATATACTATTAAATGTATCGAAAACCAAGATTATCCCAAGGATAAAATAGAATGGATTATTATTGATGATGGTAGTGATAAAATTGAAGATTTGGTGAAACATTTATCATATGTTAAATATTTTAAATATAATAAAAAAATGTCATTGGGTGAAAAACGCAATTTAATGCATACAAAATCAAAAGGAGAAATATTAGTTTATTTTGACGACGACGATTTTTATCCACATGATAGAGTGTCGCATGCAGTTGAAACTCTTACAAATAATCCAAATGCATTATGTTCGGGTAGCAGTGAAATATTTATTTATTTTAAACACATTAAAAAAGTATATAAATTTGGACCTTATGGACCTAATCATGCTACAGCTGGAACCTTTGCATTTAAAAGAAAGCTATTAGAAATTAGTAAATATGACGATAAAGCTGCTATTGCAGAAGAAAAACAATTTTTGAAAAACTATACTATTCCATTTGTTCAATTAGACCCTATGAAAACAATACTGGTTTTTTCTCATGACCACAATACATTTGATAAGCGGAAATTATTGGAAAATCCGCACCCTGACCTAGTAAAGGAAACCGATAAAAATGTTGATTTATTTATCAAAGATGATGTTATTAGGGATTTCTATATTAATAAAATAGACGATTTATTGAAAAATTACGAACCTGGGTTACCAAATATGAAGCCTGATGTATTAGAACAAATTATAGAGATTGAAGAGCGTAGACGTAAAGATGCAGAATCTAAACTAAAAGAACTTGCATCTCAAAATCAAGGACGCATTGTTATTCAAAATGGAGATGGAAAATCAAGAGAACTGTCTAATGATGAAATTTTAAAATTATTACGTCAACAACAATCTAATATTACAACTTTGACTCAGGAATTAGAAAAAAAAAATGTAATAATTAATTCTCTAATTCAACAACAAAATAATGAACAAAATAATCAACAAAATAATATAACAATTGATATCAACGAAAAGATTGGAAAACTACCATTACTAGAACAAATTAATAATATTAATTAATCAATAGTAACGTGTCCAATAATTTATAAATACGTTTAATATCTAATTTATTAATTTCATAGTCTTCCAAAATACCAGATATTTGTTCTTCTGAATTGTTTACTTTTAATTCTATAAAAAAAGCATGCATATCTTTGATATCCATATTTAGTTTTTGACATATTTCTTGAATAAATATTGAATTATTATATTCTGTGCTGTATTTTGTTAATACTTTTGTAAAACGAATATCATTTTTATTAAAAATTTTAGTTGTGTTATGTTTATGAAATAACATATTATTATTAAAAGTCTTTATTAAAGAACTCATTTCATTAAACTGCCATATTTGTTTTTGAAACGTTATTCTATCAATATAATCAGCAAAACAAATATTATTTAACATTCTTTCATATAATGGAAATGATATTTGTTTATCAGTTTTTGATAATACATCGATTATGTTTTCATGCCACAATAATCCAACTATCGTTCTATCAGTATCATTCATAACAGTTAAATGTTCATTGATTCTATAATCATTGTTTATTAGATTTTTTGTGATTGTTTTAGTGTCCTCATTATATGACTTTGGTTCTAATATATTTTTGATTATCTCATTTTTCAATATACTTTGATGATTTATATATATATCGTACAATGATTTAAGTTTTCTCAAATCGCCTTTTATAAAATATTTAATATTACAAGTTAACATTTTATCGATATTTGGCATACATAACGATATAATATTATTAATTTGTATATCTGTTGGTGGTGATAATTCAAATGTATTGCATACTTTCATCAATTCTTTTATTTTTTTATCAATATGATAATTACTTATACATATTATTGGAATATTTGTCGAGTCTTCTTCTTTTTGTTTTTTTGTTTTTTTAGGCCTAATTTGTTTTATTAATGCATTTATACCACCTTTGTCTCCGTTATTCATACCATCTATTTCATCCATAATTACAGCAATAGGTTTGCTTTTTTTAGTAAATAAACTAAGTACATTTTTATCTGACATTTTACATTTTGTAATATTCTCTATTATTATTTTATTTCTAATGTCACCTGCATCATATGATATTATATCATAGTTTAACTCGTTCAATATCTTTTTAACAAATGTTGTTTTACCAGAACCAGGAGAACCATATATGTAAATACCTCGCTTTGTAGTCAAGTCCTTTTTATTTTTTTCAAAATTAATAAGCGTATTTTTAATTTCATTTGCAATATTCTCGCGTTCTAATATATTATTGAACTTTATTTTTTCCATTAATAAATAAAGTTCATTAATATATTTTTATATTAGATTGATTGATAATTAATTAAAATATTATTACATCTACACGAGTTATTTGTTTGTATGTAATATTTTACAAATTCATATAAATAATTGTATGTTATATTTTGATAACTAATTTTATTTTTTATATGAAACTCGTTGTATTTATGTTTCAATAAGTTATCAAATAAATACGAATAATCATTTCTAATAATAAAACGAATATATGAATTGTATTTTGCCTTTCTCAAATTATTTATTATGTTTACATAATGCTTTTCATAGTTTGTTTTATTTAATAGATATTTGCTTTCATTCTGTATATATAAATATATATTACACAATAAATCATCTGGTAAAAATATTAATAAGGATGTTTTCATTAATATTTAACTATTTATTATTATAATATTAAAAATTTAATAACAATTTTTTTCTGAATCAGGATTATTTGTAACACCATCCCATGCTACACCACAATCGTCTGCCCATTTCTTTTTTTCACATAATCCACCTACTCCTTTAAACTTTGTATGTGAATTATCAAAAGTATTACATCCAGTATCATCATTTGTTGATAAGTTTGTATCTCTATTGCATAAATAATCTGTCCCTTCATCATTTTTAACGGATGTGTAGTAATCTGGACAATCTGATATTACAGGTGGAAATGTTACATTATTTTTTTGATTTTTCAAAGCGATTCCAATCATAGCTAATGATACAATTAACATACCAATAGCTACAATCATTACAATCCTATTAAAACTCATAAAAAAAAACATTATATAAAATATTTATATAATTTTTTCTGTTAAAGTATTATAATGAATTACAATAAAAATAATATTGATAGATTTGGACCAAATAAAACAGCTGTATTTACATTAAGTGATAAAATTCCTATTGATCATACCGTATCATTTAGAGATGCATTAACCGAAGATGTATATAGTACAAAAAATACATTATATGATTTATTTTTTTCAGAACAAAACATAGTATTATTACAAAATAATATAGTAAATGGCGTAAAACGAATGTCAAATAATAATTATGTTATCAACAATCAAAGCAAAGACCAATTAAAAATTATTATGAATAGTATTTATGTTCAACATTCACGTAATGTCAACGGAAATATTGACCAAATAATTAACGTTTTAAATAATTTAGTGCTTCAATATTCAGTACCTCAAATATTTAACGAAATAGAAAGTAATATGAAATACAAACGCGATATTAATAATTTGGCTATGCCTATGAGCAATCCAATATTATTAAAAAATGATAAACAATTGAAACAACATATTTGGTTTTAAAAAATAATTTATATAATTGTCATTTCTATTATATAAATTCTAATGTATTCTAATGTATTCTAATGTATTCTAATGTATTCTAATGTATTCTAATGGCCTCTTTATTTTTTTGTAATTTTCAGTTTCTTCTTTGTCTTACCCTTCTTATATGCTTGATACGTAGCTAGTAGATTATCCAATTCTTCCAACCAGATTGATTTAATATTCTTTTTACTTAGGATGTTTAGTTCCATCATTTTATTATTCTTTTCCTTCACCAATTTCATATAGTTCTCCTCTGTTACACTGTCCATTGGCAATCTTACTAAATATTTGTATTCTTCGTCGTTTTCTAATTTATCGTATTTTTTAGTTGTCAATATTTCAATGACCTTTTCTTTCGTTTTCCTTCTTAAATCTATTTCATCATTCAATATTTCATTGATAAATCGAGCTTTATTTGAAAGTAAATTTGTTTCCTCTTTAAGAACATTCAGTTGATACTGTTTCCTTTCAACATACGCATTCATTCTCACAGTAATGTAGTGGTCTATTATATCTGTAATATTGTCATATTTTTTTAACTTTTCATTTTCATCAAACATATGCATATTGTTTGTCGATTTAGTTACATATAGCTTTAGTAGTTTTTCCAATCCATTACAATTAGAATCTGTTTGCTTCATCTGTAATTCATTGATTTTACCTTCGTTAAATGTAATTGTAATGTCTACTGTTACGTCGGTGCTCATATCAGTATAGTCTTTCACGTATATATCTTTTTTGGATTTCTTTTTATCGCCACCGTCAATCAAATCCTCAATATATTTTTTATAATCATCTGTCCATATACCGATTGGTAATTCAGTAACACGAATTTTCTTATCGTTAATTATTTCATAACACCCCTTAATCAACCATTTTTTATCGTCTATTCTTTCGATTGTTCCATTAAATCCCTCATAATATGGATTTAATGTAGGTAGTTCTTTGTTTTGTAAAACACATTTAATATACTCAATCAAATCTAGAGGATTGTGGCACATAATGTCTGTACTAAACCCGGTTCCAATACCCTTACTTCCATTCACTAGAATCATAGGAATAATAGGAACGTAGTAAATTGGCTCTACTGGTGTTCCGTCGTCATCTAGATATTTTACAATGTTATCATCTGCTTCTGGGAAAATTAAACGAGTTATTTTATTTAGATTTGTATGAATATACCTTTCAGAAGCTGAATCACTTCCACCTTGTAGACGAGTACCAAATTGTCCATTTGGCTCTAACAAATTAATATTATTAGAACCTACAAAATTTTGTGCCATTCCTACAATAGCTCCATTTAGACTAGCCTCGCCGTGATGATAACAGCTAATTTCAGAAACTGAGCCACTAAACTGGGCTACTTTAATTTCATTTGTAAGTCGTCGCTTAAAAGATGTATATAAGATTTTACGCAAACTAGTTTTTAAACCATCAACCAAATTTGGTATAGATCTATCACAATCATATTTTGAAAAGTGTATCATTTCCCGCTGTATAAATTCTTTGTAAGTAATATCGTGTTTATTTGTGTCCAAATACAATTCTCTGTCATAATTCTCCAACCACCCCTTTCTATCATCTGAGCGTTTTTTATTAAACACCATATCAATTGCATCTAGACATTTTTCATCTTCTTTTACAAAGTTTACTACTTTTTTCTCTTGAAAATATTCTTTGAATTCTTTACTTGTGGAAGTTCCCAAACCCTTGTAATATTTGATTTTCCAACCCTTTGTATCATTCTCGTCGCACCACTTATTCCATTCACCATCATTATAAAATCTAAGTTCTTGTGAACCTTTTTTAGCCTTCAAAATTGGTGTATTCATAAATCCAATAAATCCGTCAATCTCTAATAGAGATTTCCATTCGGAATCAAATAAATTAATACCCAATCCTTTAATATGACTACCATCCAAATCTTGGTCTGTCATAAATAGAATTTTTCCATATCTCAATTTATTTTTAACACTTTCACTTGTATATTCTTTTCCAGATTCAATACCTAGAATCCGCTTTATTTCACATACCTCTTTGTTCTCTATAATTCGTTTTTGTGTTTCTCCGCGAACATTAAACAACTTACCGCGCATTGGATAAACCCCAATGATATTTCTATCATCTTTACTTAATCCGGATACGATACCGGCTTTTGCTGAATCTCCCTCGCAAAATATAATAGTACATTGATTGCTTTTAGTTGTTCCTGCATAATTAGCATCTATTAATTTTGGAATACCACGAATGCTTTGTGTTTTACTTCCGTCGCTTTTCTTAGCAGCCTTGCTATCTTTTACTTCAGTAAGAGCACAAGCGCTTTCCATAACTCCCATTTTTGCTATCTTTTCAACAAATTTATCGCTAATATTACACGACGAACCGAATCCGTTCTGCGCCGTATTCATATAATCCTTTGTTTGACTATCAAAACAAGGGTTGTTAATATCACATCTTACAAATAACATAATTTGTTCCTTAATTGTGCTAGATTTTACATCTACCTTCTTCTTCTTCTTGATGTAAGCGGTTATTTTACGAATCAGTTGATTCAATATATAGTCAACGTGCTTGCCTCCCTTTCCAGTATAAATACCATTTACAAAGGATACCTGTGTAAACTCCTCACTTGGAGCCATACATACGGCATATTCCCACCGTTCGTTAGCCGATTCGTAAACACGCGGCTTATCGTTCTTACTACCAATATACATATCCACATATTGTTGGAAATTGTTGACTGGGATAACTTGATCATTGTATTTGACTTTTACCTTTTTATCAGTAATGGCTGCAATGTCATATACACGTCTTTTGAACAACTCCATCATATCTTTTGATAAACCATCAATACCTAATCTTTTATAGTCGGGTTTAAATGTAACCTTTGTATACGGTTTATTTTTACACTTTGTAATCTTTGGCGTTTCAATAGTATTCAAGTTATCTGAAAATCGTTGAACATATTTCAATCCACGAACATGGTCAATCGTTTCTACAATACCCCATTCAGACCATATCAATACCAGTTTAAATCCAAAACCATTCTTTCCACCTACTATTTTTTGTTCATCTTTATTGTAATTGGTAGACGTTCGTAGATGTCCAAATACCATTTCGGGAATCCATATTTGATGTTCTGGGTGTTTTTCGATATCTATACCATTACCATCATTCTGGATAGTAATTATACCATCGTCGGTAATTGATACATTAATTTGAGTCACAGGTAGTATATTTGATTTGCAATCATTTAGCGATTGTGACATTCTAACATAATGATCTCTACTGTTAACAATACCTTCATCAAACAGCTTATATAATCCAGGAATTATATTGATTTGTTTAGCTTGTATATTATTACTTTTACTATCAAATACGTAGGTATCATATTCGGTTGTTGTCATTGAACCAGTGTATGTATCAGGATTGTCCAAAACATGTTGCTTATCAGTCTTCTTTTGGTAAGTTTTAGCTAAACTTGACATTATGGGTATTTATATTCAATAAATAGTCTCTATATTCTTTCAATTTTTAAAATAATTATATCATATTATATAATGTCGTCATATACATCGTATACACCTGCACGTATTAATGAATCAAAATGCAATGATAGTAATTGTCCAAAAAAAGTTTTACCAATTAAAGAACCAAATATAGAAAATACCCAAAAATATTTATATACATCAATTATTAAAAATTCAAAGAAACGCAAGAAAACAGTATTTTTGTCACAAAATATAAACGAATATAATAGAGTTTCGGGTTCATTCGGTGGGTCTGGAAGTTCACCACGTAATAAATTTTAATAATATATAAATTTATTTTTTTTCTTATAAATTTATATAATGGCTAAAAAACCAACAAAGGTTCAAGGTGTTTACAACATTAAAGGGAAAAAATATGCCAAGTTAATCGGTTCGCGTGCTGAGGTATACCATGGAAGTGCGTTTAAAACTGCCGGTGGTTTACAAAAAAAGGATATTATGATGAACAAGAACGGTCGCATTGTTTCGGTAAAGAAACATAACACAGCTAAAAAGGAAAAACGCCTTGAACAACACGGATATTTCACCAAGAAGGGGAAATTTGGGTATGTTAAGAAGGACGGAAAAACAAAGAAAAAACGTATGACCCGTAAACGTTAAACAAACCACATTTTATCAATAATACCATCCTGGTCTATATATTCATTTAAAATGTCTTTAGCAAATTTCTCAAAATAATTTTTGCTAATAAATAATATATTTTTATTATTATTCAAATAATATTCATATATATTTGTTAATGATTTTACATTATTGCTATTATCATTAATATTTTTTTTAATATTTGTAATCTGGTCTGTCTTGAATAATATAATATAATTATTTACCTCTTGTTTTTTATCCCATATTAGACATTTAATATTTAAAATATATTTATTTTCATCTACAACTATATTTGGATATAAATAGTGTATCAATTCTAGAAAAAAACCATCTTCCACACCAGTATATTTTTTATTAGTAGTTTTAAATAAACCGCTTATTTCATCTAAATCATAATTATTTCCCACATCTTCGCATATATTTGTATCCCAAAATTGTTTAAAGTCTACAACAACAGGAAGTATCATACTTGTGACATTTTTGAAACAATCGTCTTCGTATGTTAATTTAGTTTTTAATATTTTCATTAACGAATCGTGAAACAATATACTGGGTAGTTTATTTTCTTTTAAAAATTTTTTCCATATGAATATCATATTTTTATTGTTTATTATACTACTTTGACATTCCGTAATATATTTTGATATAAAATCTTCCACTATAATTTCGGATGAATTGTTATTTAAATAGTAACTATGGTCTATTAAATTTTGTTCATTGCATTTATCTAAAAACATGTCAGAATTTTTATATCGGGTTGAATAATGTGAAGCAACACAAATAATATCAACAATATACTTTGAAAAATTTTCTGGGATTTTAATTTTATTCATAGTATCATCAATATATAACAGTCTACAATTTTCTAACGGATGTTCATGTATCTTATATTTGATATTATTAAATATATTTATTGAACCAATATATGTATTTATTTGAATATTTAATTCATTTAAAATATCTTTTAATGGCAATGAACATATAAAATATTTTTTCGATTTTGAATATAACAGATCGCCTATTACCGTTAAAAAATATTTAATATGATTTCGCGAATTAAACATTGGTTGTAACAGGTTAAGTACATATTGTATTGTTTTTGATTCTGGAATAGTTTGTAATGGGCTTCTTTCTTTTACTCTTTTAATAATATTTAATTTAATTTTATGTTTCCATTGCGATAATTCTGGATTTTTATTTATATCTGTTATAACTTTATGAATTATATTATCTTCACTGTCAGCTATAAAATGTATTTTATCATAATACATAAATAATTCATTGTGGTTACAATAATAATAACTATTTACTAGTAAAAATTTATTAGTGAAATCATCACTATTGTTTGTTAATACTTCTCTTCGCTTAGCACGTTCTAGATTATTTTTTCCCGCATTTTCAAGGAGAGTGTGTAAAGTATTTTCCATATAATTACTCAATCTATTCATAATATATTCGTTTTTTGAATACTTATTAATTAGTTCATCTAATTTATCGTGTAATTTATCGTGTAATTTATCGTGTAATTTATCATTTGTTATATTATTCATATTTATTATCATTAATATATTTTTATATACCAATTTTTTTTATAATATTATTCACTCATTCATAAGTATTTAAAGATTTTATTTACATATTTACTTATATGGCAAATTTAACTACAAAACAAATCGGAAGTAGTAAAAATATTTTGGTTTTACAAACTGTTCAAATAGCTCCATTTAGAACATTAATGACTGCCTTAAAGGATATATTATTAGAAACAAATATTTCTTTTACACCTGAAGGAATTAAAATAATTAATATGGATAAATCGCATACTATATTAGCTCATCTATGCCTGTATGCTAAAAATTTTGAACATTATGAATGCAATGAACCTAAAATTGTTATTGGTGTAAATATGTTTCATTTATTTAAATTAATTAATACAATTGACAATGACGATACATTAACTATGTATATTGAGGAAAACGACTACAAAGATGGTGTTGTTCAATTCTTGGGTTTGAAATTTGAAAATGGCGATATAAAACAACAAAAAATACAGAAATTACGATTAATAGAACCAGAAACAGATGAATTAGAAGTACCAGATGTTACTTTTTCTTCGATTTTAAATTTGCCGTCGTCTGATTTTCAAAAAATTATTCGAGATTTATCTTGTATATCGGATAAAATAGAGATTAAATCAGTTGCTACTAATGAAGGAGCAGAATTAATATTCAAGTGTTCGGGAGGATTTGCACAAGCAGAAGTTAGAAGAGCTGAGTCTGATGAAAGTATGAAATATATTAAAAAACAAGATGTAAATAAAATTATTCAAGGCGAATTTTCATTGAAAAATTTAAGTTATTTTATTAAGTGTACGAATCTATGTAATTCTATCGAAATTTATCTAGAAAATGATTTACCACTAATAGTTAAATATAGTGTTGCTTCTCTGGGTGAAATAAAGTTAGGGTTAGCCCCGCTTCCATCATAAATAAATATAATTTAATTCCAAATAACTAAATTATATTTTTAATTTTCTAAATGTTTTTTAAATAAACATCCTTGTGAATTTATACCCATAATATCCTGTATTTTATCTGGATTTTGATTATTACAATTTGATAACCATATTTTGATTATACAAAAATTCCTTTTTGGAGATATAGTTATTCCATTAATGTCATTCTTAATCGCATTATCTTTTGTCACGGTTTCGCCCATCAATTTATACGAACAGTGTTTCCATGTTGGAATTGTAATCTTATTTGGTATTTTATATGAAAAACATCCGCCATTTTTATTTTTTTCGTCCTCCCATATTGGTTTTATTCCTTTTCTCATCAAGAATAACATACAATTTTTTATCATTTTGTCTGGCAATGTTTCATATAATGTTAATGCTTCTTCTACCGTATTAAATGACATTATTTCTTTATAACTAGTCAAATTCCATTCTGTATCATGTGGTAAATGTGCCCATAAGGTCCATTCATCATTCAATTTATGAAAGTTATTTACCTCATTTGATGGTGGATTTTCCACATTATTAATGGAATTATCCATTATATAAGTTAAGAAAAATTTTATTTATATTGTTTAATAATAATTCTTAATTAAATTATTTCAAAATCGTCTTGCAATATTTTAATACTTTGATTTTGTTTTAAAGTATAATGTTCCATATTATTATCAAAAAAACTAATTTCATAATCATCACTCAGATCAATTTTTAATATATTATTACACCAATACTTTAAAAAATCCTTATCAAATAAAATATTATTCACAATATAATAATTATTTTTTTTGAAATCAATTGCATACACCTCATCACAGTCATCTGTTTTCATAGATAATTCAACTGCTAATAGACTAACTTTGCTTGTTTTAAATTTATCATTCACTTCGTTTATTTTACTAAATCTTAAAACATAATTATCATATTTGTCGTTTTCGGGTAATTCCCATTCGTATAATACCATATTATAATCTGAAATGCTATTGTAATTTTTTATATACATATATGATGTTTTGTCTACTATATCTCCACCTTTAATAAGTAAAATATTTTGATCTTCTTTCTTTTCAAATATTAATATAAATAACGGATCTATTATATTAGTTACTTTTTTTGAAATCAAATTATATTTCTTTTCAATTATGGTTTTACATTTCATATAATACCATAAACATTTAATCAACCTGTTTTTAAATGAAGGGTTGTTATCAATAATATTTGATATATAAATATTTACTTCTCTTAAATTCACACAATAAATGCAAAATAAAATTAATAAATTAATATTATAATTCATTAATTATACTATTAATAAGATTTTTAAATCAATTACATATTAAACATATTTTCAACCACTACATCTACTGTTTCTTCTGTGTTTGCTACTGTTTCTTCTGTGTTTGCTACTGTTTCTTCTGTGCTTGCTACTGTTTCTTCTGTGCTTGCTACTGTTTCTTCTGTGCTTGCTACTGTTTCTTCTGTGTTTGCTACTGTTTCTTCTGTGCTTGCTACTGTTTCTTCTCCATTTACACCTTCATCATTTTTAATATTATACTTTAAGTATCCTGAATCGCGTGATAAATTTAATGCTATTAATAACCAAGCACTAATTACTGTTAATAAAATAAATGGTAAAAATACTATTATCCACGATAATACTGTTAATCCTGACCTACACAAAAGATTCAACATTATTGTAAATATGAACATTAATATGAATTTTAATAGTGCAGTGTTATACATTTTATTAAATAAATCTATTACTATATGTGTTAATGTAAAGCCTATATATAATAATGCCGGTGTACATAATTTATCTGTTATCATATATTATTTATTAATATAATATTTTTATTTGAATGTTGGTTTTCCATTTACAAATTTTCCTAAAACATCGCCTATATCATCGTCTTGTAGAATTTCATAAATATTTCCATTATCTGCATCATTTGTATAATATTCTTTACCCTCGATACTAACCGAATAACATTCCTCTTCTTCTTCCTCTTCCTCTTCCTCCTCTTCGACATCAATCTCCTCCTCTTCCTCCTCTTCGACATCAACCTCCTCCTTCTCCTCTTCTTCCTCTTCTTCCTCTTCTTCCTCTTCTTCCTCTTCGACATCAATCTCCTCCTCTTCCTCCTCTTCGACATCAACCTCCTCCTCCTCTTCGACATCAACCTCCTCCTCTTCCTCCTCTTCGACATCAACCTCCTCCTCCTCTTCGACATCAACATCCTCTTCCTCTTCCTCTTCCTCCTCCTCTTCGCCATCCTCCTCTTGTTTTTGCACTTCGCCATCCTCCTCTTGTTTTTGCACTTCATCTACCGCATTATTAGTTCCATTGATCACATTATCAAGTGTAATACTTCGTGGAATATTTGACGTATCGGTGTCACTCAATTCATCATCACTTGGTGATTCTGATTCATTTTCATATGCATTTAGATTCTCAGTATGAATATTTTCGTCTTTTTCTGATATATTTAGTTTAATAATGTTGTTACTACCGTATTGATTTTGCAAATCAACAATACGTTCTTTTAATACAAAGTTCTCCTTTTCTAAAAAATCATTCATATTTAATATTGCTTGATATTCGGGCAATTGTTTCAATACATCTGATACTATATTTATTTGATTGTTACATTTATTAAATTTATCAATAAATGGACCTAATGAACTTGTTAAAACTTCTTCCAAATTAGAATGTAAACTAGTCATAATATCATCAATACTCATATCATTATCAGTATCAGTATCAGTATGTAAAACAGGACTCATTACATTAACATATATTATGCGTTTAATATCATTTAAATAATTATATATTGTAAAGTATATGAATAATTCCACAAATAATATACCGATTCATATAAAGAAAAATTTAATAAATGTTGTGATGCGACAAACAGATTATGATGAAAAAATGGCAGAGACAAAATTAGAACACTATAATTATGAAGTTATGGGTGTAATTCGTAATTTTATGAATCCAGATAATATCCATAAAAAACAAAATAACGAAGATACTATTGTTACTAATGTTCATCAGCAAAAATTTACCGAAATAAGAAAAATGATGGATGATGCATCAAATAGACATAGAAAACAAAAAGAAATGGAAGAATATCGCCAACGAATGCAACAACAATATGTTGATCTCCATAATAAAGCAGCAAATAATTTAAAAAATAATATAAAATAATTTTTAATTAAATGAAAGTTATTTTATATTGAATTTATCTGTTAAAATATCTTTTTTTGTAATAACATCTTTCTTTCTAAGAGTATATTTATTCGACGATGGAATTGTTTTCTTGCTCAATAAAAAATCATCATTATCCTCGTGTAGTTCGGGAAGTACACGCGATAATGGTTTATCAACTATCAACAATAGTCTCTCGTTTTTAAGCATTCTTCTATACTCTTGTATTGTTAAATTTCCATTATACTTTTCTAATAAATAATATGGATTTGGTGCTGGTTTGATATTCTTGTCATAATCGTATATTTTACAATATATATGATTTAATAAACTATATCTTTCTACACGTGTAGATATATCAATGTGTTCATTGAATAAATATGATACTGAACATTCGGGGCTACAAAAACACCCATAACATTGATATGTGTTGTTCAGTTCGAATTTAGGTATATATATTGGTGGGTTATCAAAATCGTATGTGCACCAAAAACACGCTGACCTTTTATCTGTTATATTATTTGTGTGCAAATTAATAGATAATTGTGTTAATTTATCCCATATTTTACTTGTTTCATCTTGTTCGGACTCTGTATCGGGTTTTTTATTTTCATTTAAATTATGATATTGTGATTCATCTTCAAAATTATATGTTTCAATTTCTTCGCTACTATTATTTTCCAAATTATTAATGTTGCATTTTAAATGTAAAATAATATTTGGTTCTGGAACAAGAACATTTGTGTGACCTTCTATTTTTTGTATTATTTTTCCTCCTTTTGGCTTTCTTCCTCGTTTCTTAGGAACTTTTACTTCGGGTTCTTGCGATTTATCTTTTTTAACCATTCTGATATTTGTATATTAATACGGATGAATTTAAATACTTTTTTAATATATTATAAGCAATAGCATTTTCTACATACTGGTATATAGTGTTCCGCCCCTATTAATAATTGTTCACCATTAGTAGTTTTTCTTTTTGTGAAAATTGCATACGTCTTCTTACATAATCCACAAATTGACTGTAATTTTGTTACCTTATCACAAAATGGTATTAAATCCAACCAATTTCCAAATTTCTTTCTAGAATAATCACCATCAAGACCACATAAATAAATGCATTTTTTGTGACTTTCCACTGCACATGTTACCCATTCAACAATGTCTTCGAAAAATTGTGCTTCGTTAATTAATATTATTTTACTGGAAATAAAATCGTCACACAAATCACTATTTAATATATCTGAATATTCACTTAGCTTTGTAAAAGAGAGACAGTCTATAATATTATTATCATGTGATATTATATTGTATTTATTATCCTCTAGATAATTAATACTAGTTGTTTGTGTATTATTAAAACTATAAATTTTGTGTATTTTAATTAACTCGCTTGTTTTACCCGACCACATTGGACCAATAAAAAGTTCTAAATAACCACATTCTATATTATTATGAATCATAATTGATAATAATGTAAAATATATTTTTATTTCATTTTTATATTAAATACAAAAAACTAACTATATAATGACAGATTCGAAAAATCCATGGGTTGAAAAATATCGTCCTACCGATTTTGATGATATTGTTCTTGATTCGGTAAATAAAACAATTTTGAATAATATTATTAAAACTAAAAAATTTCCAAATTTGTTGCTATATGGTCCTCCTGGAACAGGAAAAACAACAACAATTATAAATTTAGTTGATAAATATCACGAAAACATAAAACATAAAAAGTGTTTAACTATTCATTTAAATGCTTCTGATGAGAGAGGAATAGATATAATACGCAACCAAATTAATCAATTTGTTAATTCAAAAAGTTTATTTGTAACTGGAACTAAATTAGTGATATTAGACGAGGTTGACTATATGACTAAAAATGCACAACAAGCATTAAAGTATTTGTTAAGAAGTATAAATAATAACGTAAGATTTTGTTTAATATGTAATTATATTACCCGCATTGACGAATCCTTGCAAAATGAATTTATGAGATTGAGATTCAATCAATTACCTAAAGATGATATTTTATCATTTTTAAAAAAAATAACTGCTAGTGAAAATTTACAAATTAACGACGAAACATTAATCTCTATACAACAATTATATAAGTCAGACATTAGAAGTATGATTAATTATATACAGTCTAACAAAAATTTTAATTTCAATAAAAAGGCTATTAATAATAGTATATGGGAAGGATTTACTAAAATAATTACTATTAAAGAGTTAAATTTAGATTTAGTTGTTAATTATTTAGATGATATATGCTTAGATTATAACATTGAAGAAAAACACTTTATTAAAGACTATTTTAATTATATAATAAAATATAATTCTCATTATATAAGTAAGGAGCTATTATCATTTATTGAATTTATAATACATATATCAAGTTCAAATAATATGTATTTAAAATATTATTTCATACACCGACTACATAATATTTTATCTTCTGAAAAGTAACTATCTATTCGCTTCATCAACCTATTATTCCATTCATTTGGAGGCGATGATTCATTTGGGTCAAAAAATTTAGTTGTTAACGAATATTCATTAATACTTTTGACAAATTTCGTTGGAATTTGAATACTATTAGTATTCGACATAACGTTTAAACTATTGTGGGTTTTTATAGTCGGTGTTTCTGAAATATAATTCATTTAAATATATATAAGAAAATAATTGAATTAGATATACTTAAAGAATACATACTAATAAAGTAAATGATCAACATCGATACAGCTTGGTGTAATTTTTGTAATGGTGACACAGCTGTTTCGGTTAATGTTAACGAAACAAATAATACTAATATTGCACCTAAATGTTCATCGCTGTACATATCTACTAAAACTAAAATATCATATTTATCACATAAGGTTTTATTACATGATGTTTTTTGGAAAATTCCAATTATATCATACCATGAACCAAAAGAAGGAATTATTAAAAAACAAATGAAGATTAACTCCAATAGCGAAGAAGAATTTAATATGCTTTTAGAAAACTTGAATAATGAACGTAATAAAAATTATCATATAGATGAACACATTATAACGCGCATAGTTAATGAAAAGGGTAGAATTAAGTATAAAGATGTTAGGAAGATAAGTATTGGACTACATAAAAAGGATATAATTAGTTTTAAATGTAAAAAAAAGGGGGCTTTTTATAATTGTTTTGTTGTTATTATTCGTATAAAACACGAAAATACTTTTAAAGAATTACATGTTAAAATTTTTAATACCGGGAAATTAGAAATACCCGGAATCAAAAATGACGAATTGTTAGTTAAAGCACTAAGTATTTTAATTAGAACTTTGAGTCCGTTTGTATCAGAAGAGCTTCGTTTTTGTGAAGATAAAACTGAAACAGTTTTGATAAATTCTAATTTTACTTGTGGTTATTTTATAAATAGGGAAAAACTATTCAAAATAATTAAAAGTAATTACAATATTAAATCGTCATATGACGCATGTTCATATCCAGGCATTCAATGTCAATTCTTTTATAACAATGATTTAACGATACAAACTGGTATAAAACATAATGATAATGATGTTAAGGTTTCATTTATGATATTTAGAACTGGTAGTGTATTAATTGTGGGTAAATGTACAGAACAAATATTAAATGATATTTACATTTTTGTTAAAAATATGTTGGAAGAAGAATATAATAGTGTTTACATACCAAATACAACCGACCCTCTTAAAGATGAAAATAAAAAAGAAAAAAAGAATAGAAAGAAAACTATGCTAATAGCCGTATAATTAGTGTAATAATTCTTTGGTGTTTATTATTTCGTTTTTATAATAAAACATAGATATTTTTGATTCTAGTGTTTTATAATTTATATTTCTTTTTAATTGTAATTGTTTGATAAATATAGTTAATATCTTTACCGATTCTTTTGTGTTGGGTAATATGTCTTTAAAAATATCTATTATTTTTAAATATTTATATAAAATCTCTTCATCTTTGTATTTTTTACAACAATTAATATAGTTTGCGTAATTTACTACTGTCGAAAATTCTAAATTATAATATATAGTATTTGTTAATCCATAATTAAATATATCTATTAACTTTGTTATATTGTCTGTCTTTTTACAATTTACGATATCATCCTTTTTAATTATATCAAAAATAGTTTTTTTATATATGAACATTATTGCATCTTTAATGTTTAAATTTAAATAATTATTGTTAGCATTTGCGATTTGTTCTACAAACCCTAAAAAATATAAAACAGCATTATTAGTATGATATTTTACCAAATCTATATTTTTTGTGTATAATAATAATAATTTAAATATATTACAAATGCCATATAGTCCCTTATTTTTAATATATTTATTGTATTGTTCATCCATGAAAAATATATTATATTTTTCAAAATATTGAATTACTATTTCTTGATAACTATTAAATATATTCAACGAACTTTCATTAAACGTTGATTTATAATTATTTTCATTTTTTAATGAAAATTCCATTATATTTTATTACTATTTAAATTTTGTCAATATAAGTATTTAAAGCTTGAATTTAAAAATATCATATAAATGTCAAACGAAACTCAATATTCGGCACCAAGCAATCAATGTTTACAACATGCCGTTAAAATTGCAATTGTAGAAGACCGCCCTATTATGATGGATTACTGGACTAGTTCGGTAGATAAATCTGTTTTAATTGGTGTTAAAGAAGACGGAGAGAAGTTATTAGTTAAAAGTGAAGATGAATATACATCACCTATTGCTAAAATATTCAAGGTTGAAGAGGAATACATTATTGTTACAGAAAACTCGTTATACATTGTTTCAGCAACAATCCCCACGAAACGCATCAGTTAATTAATGAAGCATATTGCATAGTAAAGGTTTTTGCTTTTTGATCGTGTAATATGCGATCATTTGTATATAATTCTGCTATTTCTGTAACTAATGGATCATCTGGATTTGGGTCTGTCATTAATGAACAAATACTAAGTAAGACTTTACTAATTGTTAATGCAGGACTCCATTCATTTTTTAATATATCCAAACATATTGAACCTCTTGAATTAATATTGCAGTGATATATCTTTGTAGTAAATTTAATTATAGGTGGTTTGAATGGGTATTCTTCTGGTAAAGTTATACTTAAATAAAATACTCCGTCTTGGTAAGGACTATCGCGAGGACCCATTATGGTGGCTTGCCACTCATACAAATTGTTGTCGTCCAGAGGTCCTGCTGAACAATTTGCAGGTGGGTTCTGTATCATTTCATTTAAATCGGCATTAATACGTTTAATAGTTGTCATAAATATAATATATGACAATTATTACTTTTATATTATTTATATATATATGATAAATTGTAGCATTAATTCAGATGAAATATCTATGTTTGAAGGTAAAAATTATAACCACACATACGGTGAACTTACAAAAAATGGAATTAAAACAATTATTGATTATGTTATTCAAACTAGCAATAATGATAATTTAGATAAATATACTTTCTATGATTTAGGTTGTGGGTCTGCAAATACTTTAAAATATGCTTGCGATATTACTAATTTTAAAAAACTAATCGGAATAGAATTCAGTAAAATACGATATAATATTGCCAAACAAAATATTATTGATAAATGTGATATTCAGCTTATAAACAATGATATATTATCATCTAAAATTAAATATGACAAACCAAAATCTATAATTTATATATCTAATCTTTGTTTTTCCGATAATATTAATGTAAAACTTGCAAAAAAATTATCAAAAGAATTAAAAAGTAATTCTATTGTGTTTAGTTCGAAATTATTACCTATTAACATTTCACATAAATTATTAAATATTAAATTGGAACAATCGTGGAAAGCCGATAGTAATGCCTATATGTATGTTATAAATAAAAAAACAAGAAAAACTAAAAAATACAAACGCTCATTAAAGCGCAATAAAAGTTTAAAAAAATAAATTATATATAATTTTTATAATATATAATTTTTTATAATATATAATTTTTATAATATATAATTTTTTATAATATATAATTTTTTATAATATATAATTTTTTATAATATATAATTTTTTATAATATATAATTTTTTATAATATATAATTTTTAATAATATATTTTGATTTACTTTCTACGAGTTGATTTATTACTATTTTTATTACGCGGTGTTGTTTTAGGTTTTTTGGCTTTGCCTGTAAAAATAGTCCATGGTTGTGATGGACGGTCGGGCATATACGGTTCCAAATGGTCCCATTGAGGATGAGCACGAATAAAATCTTTCGCATCAAAAGGCATTCCACATGATGAACCCCAGCGCCCCGAGAAACCCATTTTCTTGGCAAGTGTTGTATCTGTTACTATTCCATCCAAAGCTCCTAGTGGTTGGTAAGGTTTCGGTCTATCACTCTGTGACATGTATTCGCGATTATCCAATTCATAATGACTACAACACGTTCTTGAACTAGGATTGATTTTATTTAAATAAACGTCATAATGATCAGCCAAAATTCTTTGACCAATATCTATATCTATTTTACCTTTATACAATTTCATTAATTGGGTTAATCTTACACGTCGTGCTCCCTGATGTCTACGTATATCATCGAAACCGGTGTTTTTTGATTCTAAGTTTCGTATTCTATCATCGGTTGGACCATTAAATCCAACAAAGTATCCGTTCTTTTTCTTTTCCACCTTTATATACTTTAATCCTAATTCAACGCGCATAATTGTATTTGATTTAGTATCACCAAATAACCACGAGTTAGCATAATCACCGCCATTGTTTTTTTTTAACATTTCTACACAATCATCTAATGTATTGGCATATTGTATAACATTTCTAATACGACAACATATCGGGTCGTCTAATTCAAATACGTTAAATCCACCCAATGTAGTTTCGGTACATATTAATCCATTACTGTTAACAAAATAATCTGTTCCACTTGCGATGTGTCCGGGTGGAGATTGCATTATGAAGGAATGACCATTTGTTGGTTTAATTTCTATAACAATATTACAATGTTGAGCCTCTACGAAAAAATCAAATGTATTATGTGCACATACAATTTTACCATCTTTCGTATAATCACCAACAGCAATAAATCCAGTACATTTGTCAATTTTCATACCATAATCTATTTTTTTTACACTAGTTAATTTGCTACCTGCAAACAGGTGTCCATATTTTTGATTTAGTTTCGGATTAAATACTACTAATTTGGGTATATAATCTGCAATATATGGTATACTATAGCTACAGTTCCACATTAGCATATCATCCATTGATAGTTTTACATTACGCGCAGCAGCTCCTTCTTTAATACCTCTGATTTCTTCATAAAATTCTGGGTAATTATCTTTAATCTTACTTCCGTAAAGTTCTCCTATTACTTCGGCGAAGAATTCGCGAGAAAAACCATAGGTGTCCATCAAACTAAAATCTAGAATACGAAACATATTTTTCAATTCAGGCGCAACTAAATATCCATTTGCATAGCCTCGTTCATAAGGATTTCCCTTAACAGTAATATTTATCCATCCATTTTTTTCACTTCTTGAACCATTCTTAATTTTCATACTAGACATATATATATATATATAAACATATATATATCTTCATATTCACATATTTTCTTTTAGTATATCTATTTTTTCTTTTGATAATGTTTCTGGAAATATAATAGTGAATTCTATAATCAAATTACCTATATTATCATCTCGCTTCATACCCATATTCGGAATCACTTTTTTAAATCCTGGATGTATTATATTCCCTTCGCCGTTATTTATCTGAAAATTACGACCGTCTATATATTTCATATTAAATGAAAATCCACACAACGCTTCTTTCAAGGATATTGATTTATAGTATATTAAATCTAAACCCTTTCGTGTGTATTCTGTTTTATTTTCAACTGTGACAAATATTTTAACGTCTCCTTTGTTTCTTTCATTTATAATATTACCTTTTTCTCTCAATATAATTATTTCATTTTCATCTACACCTGTTGGAATCTTAACATATAATGTTTCATTTTCCTTTTCCTTAGTAGAAGAGTGTTGTATCCATCTTTCGATTTCAATTGGTATATTACATCCTGTATATGCATATTCGATTGGTATTTTAATTTTTTTAATTATCGGTGTTGGTTTAGACATTGCTTGTCTAATATTTATATTAGGCATTCCCGAAATACCATTACCATCCATATGAAAAAAATGTGTTTCAACATTGTCAATATTAGGACCCATACCTTGAAACATGCCACCACCAAAAGGATTGCCACCACCAAATAATTCTTTAAATAAATCTTCTGGATTTATTCCTACTGTATCGTTTAACATATTTCCCATATCATATTGTTTTCTTCTTGTTGGGTCCTGTAATACTTCCCAGGCCTCACTTATCTCCTTGAATTTATTTGTTGAATCTTCATTATTTCCAGTCTTATCTGGATGTGTCTCCAATGATAATCTTCTAAATGCTTTTTTGATTTCATCGTGACTTGCTTTTTTATTTACACCTAATATATTATAATAATCTTTGTTATCATTCATTAATATATGATATTAACAAAAACTTAAATAATAATTTACGAATTAAATAAATGGATTTACCGTTTATTTATAAATATCAACCATTATATTTGCAAGATTTCGAAATGGATGAGAAATTGTTAGAACTTATAAGGATTTTAATACAAATGGATAATTTAAATATTTTGTTTATAGGTGATGCTGGTTCTGGTAAATCATCATTGATATCTGCAGTATTGAGAGATTATTATAAAGATATTGACAATAATGATAACATAATGTATATTAATACACTAAAAGAACAAGGCATTTCATACTATCGAAGCGAAGTTAAAATATTTTGTCAAACAGCATGCAACATTGTAGGTAAGAAAAAAATACTTGTTTTGGATGATTTGGATATAATAAATGAACAAAGTCAACAAGTATTTAGAAATTTTATAGATAAATATAGCCACAATGTGCATTTCATTGCTTCTTGTAACAATACTAATAAGGTTATAGAGAGTATTCAATCTAGAATAAATTCAATTAAAATTAAAGCACTCCATGAATCAAATTTATCAAAAATAATGAAACGAATTTGCAAAATAGAAAATATTACTATCACGAGCGAAGCAGAAGAATTTATAATATCAATTTCAAACAATTCAGTTAGAACTATGATTAATTATTTGGAAAAATTCAAATTATTGGACTGCAATATTGATATCAATATTGCTGTTAATGTATGTACCAATATTTCTTTTAAAGATTTTGAAACATACACCGATTTATGTAAAACAAAAAAAGATTATATCAATTCTATTAAAATACTATATAACTTAGTTGAAAGGGGGTATTCAGTAATGGATATATTAGATAATTATTTCATGTTTGTTAAAATAACAAAACAATTAACAGAACATGAAAAATACTCCATATTTAAATATATATGCAAATATATTACAATTTTTTATGATATTCATGAAGATGAAATAGAACTTGCGTTATTTACTAATAATTTAATTTCTATATTTAATTAGTATGTCTAACCAGATTTTTAAATATAATGTTCCGAACGATTTTTTCTTTGGATTCCTAGAAAAAGTTTGTGATAATTGTGAAGTAAATAATATAAAATCTATAATATTTACTAAAATATCTTTTAATAAACTGAAGTATTATAATCTAGTAGAACCATTTTGTCACAAACTTAAGAAATATTATCATAATTCAAAGCATAAATACATAACTAATGTTAATACTTATAATAAACTAATTACTATAATAAGACAAGTTTGTAAAGCCAATAATATTATTTACACAAATAAATGTGAATTCAATAAATCAAAATACGAACCTGTCTATTATATACTAACAGCATTTCCACAATTACCCGAATTAACAGAAGAAGATTTATTAGAACTGCAAGAATTTTCCGACGAAAGTAATATATATTTACCCAATATGGTATCACTTTCTAATAATTGTGAAATAGACAATCTAGAAAACCAAGAATATTTTGATCTTAATAATAATTCATCATCGGAAACATAGATTCCTTGTAATAATTTGGTATATTCAATAAATGTATTACCCATCAGCTGATCGATAGTTACGATTTTTCCTTTTGCATCACGCCCCCCCAAATATTCGGCTGTTATTATATTTATTTTATTATTCAGTATTTTAGCATTTAACCAGTTTTCTATTTCACCATTAAATTTACTTTCATCTGTATAATCCAATGAAATTAAATGCTCTAAGAAATCAATATAACATTTTATAACATGATTGTCCTTACCACATCCCATAAACTTTTGACTAGGATGATAAGCTGTTCTTTCTGTTAATTTATTTTCTACTTGGTTAATATTTCTAGTAAACAATTCACCGACAAATAACTTATTATTTTCTATACCATTATCGTATATGTTTTTAATATTATCTAGACATAGATAAGAATCTGGTAATATTAATCCACCATAATTATCTAATATGCGTGCAAACGCTAGGTTACGAATGTTATTTTTAATTGGGTCAGATACTTTATTTATATCTATATTCCAATGCTGAATTAAATCTATAAAAGAATTATCATTAATTAAACATATATTAAAATCACAACCACAATGATCTATGATTGACTTAACCATTAAATGTTTGTAAGGTTGATTTAGGTTCTTTGTGTTTCGCGAATTAAAACTCAACCAATTACGCGCATTCATATCATATTTACTGTGAACCCATATGATAGGCAATTTACTATTTGGTAATTTTTTTAATGCTAAATTCGAATCATTTAATAAATATTTTTTAACTATCCGATAATCGCGTTCTTCGTCATTTTCTAAATATTTTTTTTTGAATTCGGCATAAATTATTCCTACAAATAATAAAACTATAAACATCAAAAATACATTTATTTTATTCATATATATACTAATTTAATATTATTATTGTCTATATTGTCAATTTATATAAATTTGACATAAATTTATTATTTATTTCCTTATACATTTCATCTTGTTTTGCCAAATTATAGGCACGCTCTGTATCGTTTTTTATTTCTTTTTTTTTTTGCTCCTCTAATATTGTTTGTGATTCTTCTAATGTATGTGGATTTACACTTTGTGACTCCCTATGTAATCTTAATTCTTCTATATTTTTAAACGTTTTTATATTTTTATCTGTAACTGGTATTACATTTTCTATATGGGCTTTTTGTAAATCCTCATATTGGAGAGAACTAAATATATCGGAACTGTATGTATCGGGAGCATTACCAGTCAAATTATTATAATTAATATTACAATTTTCTGCATATGATTTATTTAGTATCATATTACTGGCTGTTTCTTTTAATTTATTAAAAGTTGTTGCCATATTTTCTTTGGTAGTTGTAGTTGTATCAATATCATCGTTCGATTTTAACCATTCACCGTAACCTTTTTCGGTTTCGTCATCCTTCACGTTATATTTTTCAAATAATTCATTAAATATTTTGTTAAAATTTTCCCCTTTTGATATGTTTTTAATTACTTCATTGTTTTCTTCGTCAACCATATATTCCGTTGGACCTTTACCTTTCATTCTAAACTCGTGTATTGAATATATAATTTTATATGCTTTTGAAAAAAATAAAAAATATTCTTTTGATAGTCGACTTTTATCCGGGTGAGTTTTCAAAACTATTTTTTTTGCCCTTTTTAAATCTACTTCGGTAAAATTATATGATAAATTAAATAAATTTAATAAATCTTGTAACTCATAATTATCAAGATTTAAATCCAAATTGTCCATATAAATATATTTACGTTTTTATATTTTAAACTATACTAAAATATAAAATTTGTACCAGTCTATATTGTTATCTATATAACTAGTTGCCTTTTACATAGTTGTCTTTTTACATAGATACCTTTTTACATAGATACCTTTTTACATAGATACCTTTTTACATAGATACCTTTTTACATAGATACCTTTTTACATAGATACCTT